TATGGTCTAAGCTGGCATCCTTTGTGCACCATGCAACAGATGGGCCAACCTGGACTAAGTAGTTAAAATTGGGGAGAATAGTGAAGATTAGTCAGTCTGCTTCCCCCCTCTCTGTTACTAGCCAAACATGATTAAGGGCGGGGAATGGAAGAGTGACAAGTCGGCGCGACGGGGGCCCTGTACCAGAAATTTACCTCTCCACTCACTGGGTTACACACGGGGACGACCCCCGCGCATTGACTCTACACTTCCCACTATGATATCATATACATAGGAGGCTACTATGGCAGCTAAACGACGAGACCACAAAGGTCATAAATATGGCCATCTTACACTGCTCTATCCCGTCCGAAGTGGGGGGTCGGGTAAAGGTATCTATTGGATGGCTAAATGCGACTGTGGCAATATTAAGGAAGTGAGGGGTAGCGAGGCCGCTGCGGGCAAAGTCAAGACGTGCGGCGCTTGTAAGTATCATACGGAATTGCTTGAGGAAGCGGCGGAAAAGGGAGTGAAACTGAGGGGGTGGACCAAAGCGATTCGAGTCCAACATCTCCGATATATCCGGTCTGCAGTCAAACGTGGAATTGAGTGGCGGCTAAGTCCCGAACAATTCTTGGCTTTGGTAAAAGGTGACTGTACATACTGTAAAGATAGTCCTCGAGATTACAGTGGAAGGTTTGCCAAAAAAGGCCGGACCCATACCGCGAAGATGAACGGGATAGACCGGATTCACTCCCACTTGGGCTATGTTCCGGACAATGTGGTGACCTGCTGTGGTATCTGTAATAAGATGAAGATGGCGATGGATTTGTCCGAATTTCGCATCCATGTACTGAAGATGGCTAAGGTCTTTCTTGAAGAAGCGGCCGCAGCAGGCCAACTTGAGGATTGACACCCCTTCGTAGATGAGGTAGTATACTGACTGGGGAACCATATAGGGACCCCATCGGGTTGTGAGCAATCCAAGCTACCGGGTCTAGAATCACTGTTGAATCAGTAATGAACTGAAAGTACCAGACCTGCAGGCAAGAATCGGGGCTCAAATTCGAGACAGTTACTTAGAGCAAACTAGGAAACTGGATGGTGTGGTTAGTGATTCTTTCACCCCGCCCTCCTCGATTCAGGGGCACCGAGGTTAATTACCCCGGACGCAAAATACGAGGCGGAACCCAGTCCAAGCGAGCAACAGGTAACAACTAGGGGCCCCTGCCCATCAGTCGTACACTCACCATCAGACACACCTCGTAATAGGTAGTAGTGATGAGAGTAAAAGGTACCGAACTGCCCAGAGACAGGGGCTACTAGTAGAAACAACTTGTTACTTACAGCACAAACCTGTACAGTAACAATAAGTACAGTACAAATCTGTACAGTACAGTTCCGTACAGTAACAATCAGTTACTGTACTAATCTGTACCGTACAATCAGCTACTCCTGTGTGGAAAGAATATGTCACTCAAAGATATCAATAAAATTCTAGCTGCTGCCCAGACGGACCTCGTGTTTGCCCCCACCCCGGATATGCGCCGTGTTAAGGCTGCCTTCTGGTCGAAGACAAGAGACAATCCCAACATGGTCGACTCTGCCAGTACGTTGACGTCCGTTCAACAAACTGTCAGCGACAAGCGGCTAGCCAAATGGTGGTCCTTGCCCGGTTTCAGTGAGTGGTTCCAAAATGGGGAAGAGTACAGGGAGAGGATGGAATACTTGGCCGACCTCGCCTTGGACGCCCTCGAGCAGGTGCTCGTAGACCCCGATGCGAATGCCTCAGCCAAAGTAGCATCAGCAAAGCTCGTCCTTGAAGCAGCCAGTAAGATGCCGACTAAGGACGAAGCGGCTCCCACTTCTCGGCTCGAGACCATGTCGAGAGCGGAACTTGAAGCCTATGTTAGTAGACATCTCAAATATCTTTCCGCTCCTCTGCCAGCGGAACCATTGACAAATGACGCCCCGGCTGATAAAGTGGATGAGTCCGTACCGTAAGGCGGGGAATCAGCATGATACTAAAGACAGGATTACAAGAGATTGTCCTCCGGTCGGCACCCACTACCAGTGGAGTCCTGACCAAGGATATTTCAATCCAGTCCGACGCTGCTCTCTTCCTTCTGTGGGTCAACTCGACTGCTGGCGATATCACGGTTGAAATCTACGGTATCCTCGATTCCGACAACCGGGAAGTCCTTTTAGCAACCCTGCCCAAAGTCAACGCCCCCTCTACCGAAATTTTGCAGAAGAGGACCGGCACTGCTCCGACCCGACTCCGAGTTAAGGTAACCCATACCGGAGCTTGTGACTTTGAACTGTCCGCTCGGGCCGTATCTACGGGTTCCTCCGATACCCGCATCCTAGGCGGTGCCACGTTAAAGGTCAGCAAGAAGACGGTCAATAGTGTGGCTAGCTTACTTGTACCCGCGAGTTTAGTTGACCGAACTGCTATCGCTATCAAGAACTGGTCCTCCTCCGGTACTATCTATATAGGGGAAACGGTAGCGAAAGCCAACATCAACAATGGGTGGCCCATCGGACCCAAAGATGCCCTCGGCCTCGATATCCAGGCAGGAGTCGAATTATACGCTATTGCCGTTGACGGCCCCTGTGATATCCGCATTATCGAAAGTGGGGGCTAATCATGGCGTCAGTCACCCCATCTGGCAGTGCGGGCAGCGTTGTCGAGATTACAAATACAGCCGTTGCTCCAGCATACAACATTGTCGTCACCGCGCTGCGAGTCAATCCCGGTACCCGGATATCCTACACCTTTCCAGATGGTTCTACTAATATTACCTTCCGAGTCCGCCAACTGGGACAAGAAGCCCGATTCTATTCCGCCCTTAACGCGGTAGGTTACTACACGACTAACACTTACTCTTCCGGCAGCGTCAATACCAAGAATGTAACCTTCTGTTGGGAGAATGATGTCGGTATCGATATCGAGCTCACCTACTGGGGTCCAGCCGGCGTCTCTGACAGTAGCGGTTTCTTATTGCTTGAAACTGGTGATTACCTTGGTCTATACTAGGTCTCAGCTTGAAGTGACTGAAAGGAGCGTATAATGGCCAACAAACGAATCAGCGAACTAGATGACCTATCAACCGTTACTAGCGATGACCTTGCCGTTGTGGTCGACATTTCGACTCTGACCACGAGGAAGGCATCAATGGCCAACCTCCGGTCCTATTTCCAAAGCGAATTGCCCCGTCCCAAAATCCAAACAATTACCATTACTTCTGCCCACCTCGAGACAAAGTCTATCACCTTGACAAATGCCCCCCTTTCGGGTTATAATGTGACCATCCTCCCCCGTAATGGTTGTCCTCAATTCCTTAATGAAGATTTTGTCATTGACGGTCTTTCCGTTGTGTGGGATGGGTATGGTCTTGACGGCTTACTCGAAATTGGAGATGTCCTCCAAGTAAGCTACTTTTTTTAACCTTTTTCCTGTAGGGAAAGAAATTCATGGCACAGATTAAAAAGAAGTTTCTGGCCTCGAACGCAGTTGACGGTACTAAAGTCCAGTACTCCAACAATGAATCGTTCCGAGCCAAATCATCCTCCGGAAACGACGTTGAGCTGTTCAAGTTGGACGGCAGCAACCTTTTCCAATTCCTGCAACTCCCCCGAGTTGGCAGCGACCCATCTAACGGCAATGACGTTTCTCGAAAATCTTACGTCGACGCCCAAATCTTGGCTGAAGCTGCTGCTCGAGTCCAAGCTGACGCCGCAGAACAAGCTGCTCGTGAAGCTGCTGTTGCTGCTGAAGAGTCACGCGCCCTCGCAGCTGAAGCTGTCCTCCAAGCTGCTATCGATTCTGAAGAAGCTGACCGCATTGCTGCTGTCTCGGCTGAGCAGTCCGCTCGCGAAACCGCCGACAACAATCTCCAATCCGCCATCGACGACGAAGAAACGAGAGCCCTCGCTGCTGAAGCGGTGCTCCAAGCTGCTATCGACGCTCTTGACACCGGCAACGCGCAAGCATTGGCTGACGAAGTTGCTGCCCGTATCGCAGGTGATGCGGACCTCCAATCCCAAGTCAACACCGAAAAAGGCCGTATTGACGCCATCCTCCTAGCCAGCGACGCCGACAAAGACAGCTTCGCTGAAATCGTTAGCCTTATCAACAGCGTTGATACGACTAATGACAACGCTTTCGCTTCTTACGTCCTCAGCAATAACGCTGCCCTAGCGCAAGAAGTGTCGGACCGACAATCCGGTGACACGACTCTCCAAAACAACATCAACAGCGAAGCTGCTGCTCGTCAATCCGCTGACGAAACTCTGCAAGACAACATCGATGCAGAAGAAGATAGAGCAATGGCTGCTGAAGGTGCCCTTTCTGGCCGCCTTGACATCATCGAAGGTGCTGATTCTGTTGAAGGCTCCGTTGCCAAAGCAGAAAAGGATGCCAAGGACTTCGCACAAGGTCTAGTCGATGCTGAGCAATCTGCCCGAGAGTCGGCAGACTCTGACCTCCAAGACGCTATCGACGCTGAAGTAGCTGCTCGTCAAGCTGCTGTCACCGGTGAAGAGAACGCCAGAATGGTGGCCGATTCGGCTCTCCAATCTGAACTCGACGCAACTCAAGGTGGCGCCGGACTTGGTACTGACGGTTCTTACTCCGCTCCCGTTGGTTCTTCCCACCTCGGTTCAGCTGTCAGCCTGAAGGATGCCGACAGCAAGCTAGACGCTGCTATCGTCGCTGAGACGAACGCCCGCACTACGGCAGTTTCCAACCTCGAGCAAAGCATAGCTGACCTCGACGCTGCAATGAGCCAAGGTTTTGACGATGCCCAAGCTTACACCGACCAAAAGATTTCTGACCTGGTCGATGGCGCTCCGGCTCTGTTGGACACCCTTAACGAGCTAGCTGCTGCTATCGGCGACGACGAGAACTTTGCTTCGAACATCCTCACGGCTGTTTCTAACGAAGCATCGGCTCGCCAAGTTGCCGATACTGCTGAAGCAAACGCCCGTTCGTCTGCTGACTCTGCTCTCCAGTCTGACATTGACCAAGAAATCTTGGACAGACAAGCTGCTGTTTCGGCTGAACAAGCCGCACGTGAAGCTGCTATTACTGCAGAATCGGACACCAGAACGGCCGAACTGCCCCGGTTTGCTAAAGTTCGGTACACCCTTACTTCGACTGACGTTTCCAACGGATATGTTGACCTCGACCACTCGGCTATTGATTCTTCCGTCCATGTGTTCATCGACCGATTGGCTTGCCACTCTGAAGATGATTACACCCTTTCTGTGGTTGACGGAGTAACGCGGGTTACTTTCACTTCTTCCTTCAAAAACAGCGAAGAAGGCCCAGCTGCTGGTGACCTTTTCCGCTGCGGCTACTGCTACAAAAACGAAGACCAATCTTCGGGTAGCGGCGGCGGTGGTGGTGGCGGTGGTAGCGGCGGTGACTTCACCGTTACTGTTGGCGAATTGACCCCAATGGGACAAACCACACTTTCTTGGTCAACTCTTTCCCCAGTCATTCTCCAGTTTGAAATGGGACCAAGCATGTGGATTAACCACGGCAGCGGCACATCTGCTCCTGGTGTCATGAGCAACGTTTACGACCTACAACCCGGCACCAACTACCGCATGATTACGGAAGATGGTACGGCTGTCAGTAATGTGTTTACCAAACCTGCATAATTCGACTGTGCTCTGGTTTGAGGGGCTCCCTTCGGGGGGTCCCTTTTTTGTCGCCTCCAGAAAAGGCTTGCCATTTCCCCCAAGTTACGGTATTCTCTAAGGAGTCTTCTTGATAGGAGTACTACATGAACGCTTGGGTACCAAATAATATAGCATTACAAGGGCTTGGCACTGTACCAGCAAGCCAAACTGACTACGTCATCAGTCGCAAGTTTGCCATCACTGCGGGTGGCAGCAAAAACTTAGTCATTGCTGTGACCTTCACTGCTTCCGGTGCCGGTTCTTATAAGGTCAAATTGAGAACTAGCCTCGGTTCTGGCTCCACCTCTGACGCGAAAGAAGTCACTTACGCCATTGCCGGTGCTGGTAGTCAGACAGTTTATTACAAAATAAACAGTGACGTGGCTGGTGACCAGACTTACTTGCCACTCCTCTCCTTAGGTGAGGTTGTGATGTCAACCCCCGCTGGTGTTACTGCCTCTGCCATTACCGTTCAGTCCCTTCAAGAAGAGTAAGATACTAACGTGGCCAAAAAGCCGGATAAATTCCTCCTTGCCGCGATGGAGAAGCTTGAAAAGCTCCGTCGACAAGAGGCTTTTGACCCAGCTAGTCCGGATAGTAAGCCGACCCAGGCCCAGCAAGCTGTCATTTCAGACTTCGGCAAAGTAAAAGTCCAAGTAATTCGCTCGGGTACGCAGGCAGGAAAATCCCAAACATGTTCGAGACTTATGACCTGGGTACTGACTGACACCCATCCCAATTGGAAACGGCCCATTGAATGGGGTTCGGAACCGTTACTTGCCATCGTGGCAGGTCGTACCGGTAAGCAGATTGAGGAATCGTTACTGCCCAAAATCAGAAGCTACCTCGAGCCTGGAACCTTTAAGGAAGTCCGTATCGGGAACATTATACAGCGGCTGGAACTTGATAATGGTAACAGAATTGTGTTCCAATCCTTAGAGAACCCGAACATGGCTCGGGAGAGGATTCAATCTTACGTTGCCCATATCGCTTGGATTGATGAGCTACCCCCTACTGTCGACGTCATGGACGAGTTACTTCGCCGGGTACAAGCTAGGAATGGTTATTTCCTCGCTTCCTTTACCCCCCTAGTACGAAACGTCCAAGTACAGAAATTTGTGGATAATCTTACGGAGCCCCTAGCCAAGACGTACAGATTTCGGATGTTGGACAATCCCCTTTACGCGGATAAACAGAGACAAGATGAAATCCTCTCATCGCTGTCCCATTTGCCCGAACACGTCAGGAACTCGAGGCTGTATGGGGAGTGGATGTCAGACGATAACGCTGTCTTCCATTTCGACTACTCTACTATGGTAGGGATGCCCCCTGACTATTCCCCCCTTTGGCGGCATGTCGAGTCAGTTGACCCCGCCATCAAGTCCGCCCTAGGCTACACCCTTTGGGCTGAAGAGCCATCAACGGGAGTCTGGTACTGCGTCAAGGCGGAATACGTCAAAGGTGTCTACGTTCCGACCGAATTGGTCAATACCGTAGCTAAGATGTCAGCTGGCTACAATATCGTTCGCCGGATATCCGACCCCCATGAGAGTTGGTATATCCATACCGCAGCTAGTATGGGCATCTCCTATAGTGGAGTATATGACAAGAACTCTAGGAAAGCGGAACTGATAAAGAACTTTCAGGAAGGGTTAGGTGGCCAGCTCCGGATTGCCCCAACCGCCGACAAATTAATTGAGGAAATTACTTCAGCTAGATGGAGTGACACCCGTGACGGAAAAATTGCTAGTGGCAGCGATTATCATTTACTTGATAGTAGTCAATATTTTCATGATGTTAAGCCGAAAAAAGAAACGGCACCTCAGACTGGTCTATCCTGGCAGGGAGCACTCTATCAATCTCACATCCAGCGGAAGAAACTCGAAGAGGAAAAGGCGATAAGGTTACTGAAACGAGCCATTGCGAAGAGGGGACGTAACTATGTCAGACGCTTTAGTTAAAAACAGGGGAACCACTATCGGTATCTCCCTTATGGTCAATACTCCGCCTCCCCCACCCCAGCGTCGAGAAGGACATCACGGTGGGGAACAAGAACGAACCCCCTCTGTCGAAGACCGAGTCCGCTCCTGCATCGAGAGAATTGACAATGGTTGCGGTAATGAGGTAGACTTTTTAACATTGAAGAAGCTGAAGGCAGCTATTCAATCCAAGGAGAAGATTACACCCCGGATGAAGAATCTCCTTGATATGATTGAACCAGTTATGCGCCGTTTCGGTTATTACTTTTAAGAGGTAAAAGATGCCACTCAAAATCACAACCTGGGACGACGGGATGACAAAGCGGGAGGTAATGAAACGTTACCAGAACGCCCAAACTCAACGGACCAATATTGAGCAGAGGTGGCTTTTAAATGAATACTCCGTCTACTCGACGAACAACAGCTCGGTAGCCAACTATGCTGCCGGCTTAACTGGTCTCTTTACTAACGGAACTCCAGGCATCGACCAGTCTGATGCCGATACCAACAATGTCTACGTCTTCAAGAATGTTCGCTTCCTTCACGCCCAAATGAGCGCCAACCCCCCATCTGTTGTCATGAGACCGACCTCCTCCGACCAAGAGGACCATCGCCGCGCCGACGCCGCTGACCGCACCGTCCGCTATATGATTCGTCAGTATCTCATGCAGGAGAACTTTGACAATCTCACACTCAATACCCTTGTTTATGGTACCGGTCTCATCAAGACGACCTGGGACCCGACAAAGGGTGACATTGTAGAATTCAATGAGGAAAGTGGGGAACTCACTCTTGAGGGTGATATCTCAATTGGCGTCCCCTTCATTTGGAATATCTTTTTAGACCCCGATGCCAGGACGTGGAAAGAGGTCAAGTGGGTCATTGAAAAGGTCTACCTTGACTATGAGGAAGCTATCGCCAGGTGGCCAGACAAGAAAGACGAACTCGAAGCAGCCCGCGTCCAACGTGATGGTACATATGCTAAAACTAACTCCAAGACGTCTGCCCTCAATGATACCCGTTTCAACTCTGTAGAACTGCTCGAGTATTGGGAAACTGGACTCCCTACTAATGGCTACCTTGGTCGGTATTGTGTCATGACTGCGGGTGGTGGGGTAGTCGAGCCGTGTCGACCCAATCCTTTTCGTTTCAAGAAAGCGGGAACGGTACGCCGTCTCATGGAAAAGAACCTACCCGATGACGTACTTGAAGAGCAACTAGCTAAATTACCCGAGCAGGCTGAATTGCCTTATCATATCCTGACCGATATTGACGTCCCGAACTTGGTGTGGGGCCGGAGCAATGTAGAATATGTAGCCCAGCTGCAAGAGAATCTACTCCGCATCGATACCGCCGTTATGGACAATATCCAAGCGCATGGGGTGGCTCGACTAGTCGTCCCAGACACGGCAGAAGTAGCGGAAAATTTGAGCAATTCCCCTTGGGACGTTACCAAGATTGCCGGTAATCAGCCGCCCTACTTCATGGAAGTGCCCCAATTGATGCCCGAAATGGTCGCCACCCGCCTCAACCTGATACAAGGCATCAATGACGGCTTCGGTGTCAATGATGCGATGTTCGGCGTACAGAAGAGGGAGACCTCGGGTACGAGCATGAACTACGCCACGAACCAAGGCAATATGATAAGACGCCGCCTGTTCAACAAATATGTTCTCGTTGTTGAGTCGGTATATAAATCACTCCTTAAACTGGTAGTCAAACATTGGCCGGTTAGCCGCACCATCTCCGTCCTCGGTAAAGAGAACGCCCTCGAGAGTATTGACCTCAAAGGTAGTGATATTGATGGCGGATATGACGTTATTGGGGAGTACGGTGTTTCGCTTTCGCTCGACCCCATGTCGAGACGTGAGGAAATCTTAATGTTACAACCCCTCTTCGAGAAGGCCGGAGTTCCGACTCGAACCTCTCTCAAACTTATGAAGTTGAATGAGCTGGAAGGGATGTATGACCGCTTAAGCTTGGCCGAAAATCGGCAGCGAGAGGTCTTCGACGAGATGATTGCTACCGGCAAATATATCCCACCCGAAGACTTGCTCGACCACGAGAATATGATAGGGTGGGCACTAGAGTACTTTATGACGGCTGAGTTCCAATTCTTGGAATCGGAGCTAAAGGAATTATGTAAACAGCATATCAGAGACCGGGTCCAACTCGCCGCCCAAGAGAAGGCAGCTTTAGCCGGACCCCCACCCGGAGCTACCCCAGGACCGGTGCCAGGCGTCCCGCCTTCGCCAACCCCTGAGCCCGGACAGCCACCTTTAGCCTTGCCCATGGCGAATCAATGAAACAGTTCATCACCAGAGACGAAATACTAATGGGACGGGACAGGGATTACCCCCTGACTCCCGAACTGGAAGCAAACTTGACTCGCCTACTCGAATCGGTTAATAAGTTAAGACTTGACTACGGGAAACCTCTAGTGGTCACTTCAGGTTATAGGCCTGGACACTTCAACAAATCAGCTAAGGGAGCCAAGAAATCCGCGCACATGACATGTGAAGCAGTCGACTTTAGAGATAGTGACGGTGAATTTGGTAAATGGTGCCTAAACAATCTCGACCTCCTGGAAAAGTACGGACTCTATATGGAAAGTCCTACCCATACCCACGAACCGCCTGGGAAGAGGTGGATTCATCTCCAGGTCAGACCGACCAAATCAGGCAAGAGAGTTTTCATACCTTGACAATCCCAATAATTCTCTGTAACATACTACTATTACCAACCCTTATCCTACCCATCATGGGCGGACAGGCAACGGAGAAATAGTATTATGTCATTTTCAGCCCAGAATCTAGCGAACATTGTCCAGTCATTACAGCAAGGTAGCGGAGCAGCAGCAGCAACCCAGTCCCCGTCTACTGGACCATCCCTTCCCGAGGTACGTGCTTACGACCCCGAGACGGATGAGTATTCAGTAGACAGCAGCCAGTCAGAAGAGACGTCTTTTTCACTAACAGACGACAGCGAGGGTGATACCTCCGGAGACCAACAGGCCGGGTCCGCAGAACCCACTGCAAAGCCAGTTGTATCGACCGGGAAAGAATCAATCGTCGTGACGGATGACAAGGGAAAGAGAAAAATCGAGGTAGACTTTAACAATAAAGAACAACTGAAGAAGTATGTTCAAATGGCTCACGGCGCCAGAAAGTGGCAAGCCGAAAGAGACCAAGCCCTGACCAAGGCGAAAGAGGTGGAAACTAAGTATTCCGACCTCCGTTCAAATTGGGACGTTCTGGAACAGACCTATCAGGCAGATGGAATTGCAGGATTGGTGGACCTCCTTGAAGGTCGGCAGGGTGCTTTTAATGAGTGGGAGAAATCCCGACTTGACCGGTATGAGATGCTGAAAAAGGCGTCCCCCGCCGAGAGAGAACTCTTTGAAGCGAAAGAAAGAGAGATTACTCGTCAACGGGAAATCGAGCGAATCCGAAAAGAGAACGAAGAATTCCGTACCAAAGTATCGCAAGAGCGGGAACAGGCGGAACTGAAATCTCTTGAAAGTAGCGTTCACCCAGTATTTGACCGGTACCGTTTCGCTGACAAACTTGGCGATAGCGATACCGAACAAATGTTCGACGAGATGCTTTGGACATCCGCACTAAAACGGCTGGAACCATACGAGGATAAGGGAGTACCACTAACTTCCGACCTCATCGAGCGGGAATTCAAAGCGGTAGCAGTAGCTCTCCGTAAACGAATTAACGTTCAAGCAGATAAGAAAGCGGCTAAGGTAGTTGAACAACGGAAGAAGGAAGCGACTGAAAACGTTCAGGCTGCTGTCTCGTCCGGCTACAAAACACCTAGCGTAGCACGTGAAGCAGAAGACCTCATCAAGGGAGGCAACATTGCTGGCCTCTTTAAAGGATGGGGCAAGTACAGTAAAGCATTCAAATAACGAATAATCATTTTCAGAAAGAACAGGTAAAACATCATGGCATTTAGTAACTTAACAACTCCTATCGGCGGTCAAACGGGCAACCTCCCCCTTGGCCTTATCCTCCAAATCGCTTTCAGCGAAGGCATCCGGAACCAAATTTCTGTCGACTTCCGCGACTTTGAGCATATCAAACGCGCTAAAGTGGCAGGCTCTCTTCCCCGCGAATTGCGATTCATGTTCCAGACGTCTCTGGGAGCAGCCGCTATCCAGTACGCCAATCCAGGTGCTGGCGCTGGCCGGACCTTCCCGAACGCCCAACAAGTCAAAGTACAAGAAAATACCGCAGTGATGAAGGAGCTTCAAGCTACCATCGAACTCGAGTACAACCTTTTTGACCGCGCTCGTAAGTCTCCTGAGAAGTATGCGGAGCCACTAGCTATCGAAATTGATAGCAAGATGTCCGCAGCTAAACGACGCCTCGCCGCTGACCTTTACGGTGACGGAACGGGCGTTATCGGCACCATTGCCTCTGTTTCCGTCTCTGGCGGGTTGGCAGTGGTCACCCTTTCCTCCTCCAACTCAGCTCGCGGCCATGTCGGCTTCTTCGAATTCTATGACTTGCTCGTGCACAAAGCAGCTGCTGGTACAGCTGGTACCGCTCCTACCCTCGCTTCGGGAACGTTTGCTAACTGGTCTGTTTTGGATAAAGACCGCACAGCAAACACCGTTACCCTCCAAGCCGTGAACTCTGCTGGAGCAGCTTTGGTTGTTAACAGCTGGGCACCAGCCGCTGGCGAAGTGTTCTACCGAACTGGCCAACCTACCCAAGACATCAACCTGTCCTCGATTTCTGACTACGGCACGGTGTCTGAAGTTATCGCCGGACTGGAAACGTTGACCGCTAACGACGGCCGTCTCGTTCACGGTATCACGATGAGTGGTCCTACCGGTGGCTCGAGATATGATGCAGGTGGGAACCCACTCGATGTCAAACACATTCAGAAGCTACTCGACCAAGTGAAGCTGTCCGTTGGTCAAGACCGTTACCGTTGGAAAGCCCTCAATATGGCACCGGAAAGCCACGCTTCCTTGATTGAAAGCCGGGAAACCGACCGCCGTTTCCAAACAATCGAAGACAATAAGCGCGGTGTCAAGTTCTTCGCTTACGTCCATGGCAATGACACCCTCGAATGTGTAACGTCTGAATTCGTGCCACAGAACAGAATCTACTGCATGCCGGAAACGAAGGCTGGTGAGAAAGTTCTCGAGTATCATGGTTCTGACTTTGAAACGGTGAAAGGTCAAGACATGTCTGACTTCCACCTCAAAGTGGGTGTGGGTCAAGGCGGCAGCGGCGCAGCATACACCAACGCGATGGTATCTTACCTTCTCGCGACGGGCGTCCTGATTGCCAAGCATCCAAAGGCCATAGGCGTCATCCACGGATTTGTGAATACTTAAGGAAGTTTACAATGGCAATGGCCGCCTCAGATTTAACAAATCAAGTATTCGGAAAGCTTCGAGCAATTGAGGCTACTGAGGAACGAAATCACAATAAAACCATCATGTGGCGTTGTGAGTGCTTAAACTGTGGCGCTATTGTACTTGTTGCTTCGACTAAGTTAAAGGAAGGGGGGATGAAGAGTTGCGGTTGCCTTCAAGGCAGCTCCGGAGTTCGTACTCCCCCAGGACATTCCGGCTTTAATAGTTTATACCAAAACTACATGCAAGGAGCAAAGCGACGAAATCTTGAATTTACTCTAACAAAAGAGGAATTTAAGAAGCTAAATCAGGCTCCTTGTGTGTATTGTGGAGGAGCCCCAGCGAGTATCTGCTACGGGTCTCGGGGCAATCAATTAGAATATGGAAAGTATATTTATAACGGAATTGACCGAATAAATTCTAAAGTCGGATATGTTTTAGATAACTGCGTTACATCGTGTGCTGAGTGTAATATAGCTAAAGGAACTCGGACATACGATGAATTTGTAATTTGGATTCGTCGGGTGTATAATCACCTGCAAGCATAACACTAGGGGCAAGGGGTCTAGTGTCCCCTTGGTCCCCTCTTTTTTGAAAGGACACTAACATGAAATCTCCTCAAAGAAAACTTCCGGGTCAATTAGCCAACGGCAGCATCAACGCCCGTGAAGCGGCCGTTCTCGAGTTTGCAAAGCAGCTCATCTGTGTGGAGTGGGACTTTAGCGTTGACGGGAACGGGACATCCCCTACCTTCGGCGTGAAACTACCCTCTGACTGCGTTGTCACTGACTGTTGGCTGGACACCATCACCCCAGTCGCCGGTGCCACGTTCCAACCTACAGCTGGTGCTACTGCCCTGACCGCAGCTCAAACTTTGTCCTCGTCTGCCGTCACAAAACCAGCCCTTTCCACCGCTGCTGGTATCAAAGTATCAGCAACGTCAGAATTGGGAGCTACCCTTAGTGCTGCTCCGACTGCCGGTAAAGTCCGTGTCTATGTTGAGTACATGAAGAAACCATAAGGTTTTCAACCGGTTGTAAAGAAAGCCGGATGAGACTGCTCGCGACACCTGCGAGAGGCTGCGTGCCGATGTGATAGTGGTGTGACACGGGGGGAGAGTCCCCTACCACCCCCTTCGGGGGGCCTACCACCCCGGGCCATGTTTGATGTCCGGGGATAACAGGGAGCAAATCCCTGCCAGGAGCCGGTCCCACTCGGGCCGGCTTCTTTTGTTGACACGACTACTAGACCATGTTAGGATTAGTGAGTTAATTGGGGAAAATGATGGCAACAACACTTACCAGATATCTCAAGTTGAAAGTCGCGGATGAACTATCCGCCGATGCCAAATATAACCTAGCCCAAATTGACAGTCTTGGTGCTTCGACTGTTGTCAATGATGACGATGACTTACTGGTTAAGTCCCGAGGCAATATCTCTCTTCTCGCGCAAGAGCCGTCCATCGGGGGCAGCGGCGATAATTCGGGGCAAATCTTTCTAGGGGATAGTAACAATACTGTTTCAGTTACCGCATATACTACCGAATTCCGACTCCGGTCCGCACTAAAGTTGCCGAGTGGCAATGATGGTAGTAATGACACTTACCTGGGACTGTCTTCTGCTGAAGATGACGTCAATACGACACTGACCATCAGCATGAAGGATGATAGTGATGTTGCCGCAAGCCGGTCCATCATCATCGGCCATAGTGGTAGAATTGTCTTCGAGGACGCCACTCAAGCCCTCACAAGTAAAACAATCAATGGCTCCCTCAACACCTTAAGCAATATTGCCTATTCCTCCCTACTCCTGACCGGTAATATTACAAATACTGACATCGCGACCACGGCTGCCATTGCCACGTCTAAGTTGAGTGGTCCCCTTACTGCGGTTGTTGGGAATGGACTCGGTACCCTTGCTGGCCAAAATACGGTTTCCCTCACCGGAGACGTCACCGGCATCTTGCCCATCGCCAGTGGCGGTACGGGACAGACCACTGCTAGTGCCGCCATTGAAGGCTTCCTTCCCGCTTACGCTACCAACAACAATAAAGTTCTAGGACTCGATGGTACCGGCACCGCGCTGGAATGGAAGACATTCGCCGCAGGCGGTACAGTTGATGCAGTAGCTGCGCCGCTCACGCTCAGCCTGGACAGGAAAACAATCGGCATCCCCGTCGCGACCAATTTACAAGACGGTTATCTTTCAGCCATAGACCGGACAACATTTACCGGCTACGCCACCTCGAAAGAGAATACAATTACGGGCAGTGGCAACCCTGCTCAATTTTGGAACGGGAACAAAACCTTTGCTTCCGTTACCAAGTCAGATGTCGGTTTAGGTAATGTCGATAATACTAGTGATGCCGATAAGCCCGTCTCAACTGCCGTCTCGACCGCATTATCTGGTAAGGAGCCCACGATTACGGCTGGGACGACTAGCCAATATTGGCGTGGGGATAAGACATGGTATTCTCCGGTAATCGACTCTACCGCCGGTAACGAAACGGACCAGGCGCCCAGCGTAGCGTCGATGAAGTCCTATGTCGCGGCACAAGGCGGCGGCTCGGTTGGATATACTTGGTCTACCGCCGACGGGGCGACAAAAAGTATTACCCACAGCCTGAACAAGACTACCGTTTCCGTGTCGATTTATGACGAAAATGGTGAGGATATTTTTGTTGATACTATTGACCGGACCAGCTCCAATGCAGTATCATTAACCAGTTCCGTTGCACCAACAGGAAATTGGACTGTGATTATCCGACCATAACCGGTGGTTGTCATTTGTCCTTATCTGTGATAAAATACACCCCATATCACTACCAACACCTAGGTAAGGAAATCACATGGCCTTCTCAACACTTACTCGATATCTACGCCTCAAAATCAGGACTGACCTATCTCAACAGGCTAGTGTCAATCTAGCGAGGCTAGACGCCTTGGGCAATTCCTTTGCCGTCGGGGAAACTGACGACCTCGAGCTACGCTCCAGAGGCAATATCGTCCTCAAGCCGGAAGCCAGCGAAGTGGGGGGTTCTGCTAGTGGTGGCGAGGTTCATATCGGAACTTCTGCCCAGCCGGTCGCTGTCAAGTTTTTTGCCTCTAGCTTCGACGTTGCTGGTGGGGCTGGCGCACTTCTGACCGAAGACTCCCTTAATACCCTGACCAATAAGTCAATTAGTGGTAGTACCAACTTGCTCAGTAATATCGGTTATGCGTCTCTCCTCCTATCCGGCAGCATTAAGAACAGTGACATCGCCGCAAACGCAGCAATCGACGACTCGAAGCTGGCCACGATTGCGAGTACTGGGAAAGTCAATGTGTCGGCCATCACGGGCAGCCTATCAGGTAGCCTCTTGCCCTCCTTTGATGGGAATAGTGACAAGTATTTGAAACTCAGCTCGGATGGGTCATCGCTGGAGTGGGGAACGGTTTCCTCTACCGGCAGCGGGATGGAAACGTACAAGGCGGATTGGACCAGCGGGTCATCGATAACCCTCAATCATAACTTGGGTACAGCTGACGTCCAATTAGCCGCTTGGGACAAGAGTACTGGGGAACCGATATACTTCGACAACGTGGATAGAACGACTGACGTCAATAGCTTGACACTATCGGTACCCTCTGGCATCTCCCCGAATTACAGGGTCGTCCTCATAAAGTGCTAAAGCTAAGACCCTTATCAGCCGATAAGGGGAATGAGCCGCCCATGGAGGGCGGTTAGTATAACCGGGGCAGCAACCCCACAGAAAGGTGTCCTATGCATGAATTTCGACAATGGTATTACATGGAAAAAGAAAACGGGAATCTACATGATAGAAAATCATGTGACAGGAAACCGGTACATTGGGAGTGCTGCTCGGTGTCTTTATCTTAGATTCCATCAGCACAAAAGTGACCTGAATAAAAATAAGCACGGCAATAGATATCTACAAAATGCTTGGAACAAATACGGGTCAGAAGCTTTTGTGTTTTGGGTAATCGAAGAACATGAACCCGAGTATTGTGCTGGAATGGAACACTGGTGGATTCAAATGGCATCCCCTGAGTATAATTTGAATACTAACACGGTAACTCGCCTCGGTGCCAAACTTTCTGAGGAAACACTAGCCCGGATGAGAAACCGTAAAGTATCAGAAGAAACCAGGGAAAGGATTAGGGAAGCACGAGAAAAGCAGGAATTTGGTCCTGAAGTGTTAGCCCGCCGAGCCCAATCAATTCGTGCCAAATTTAATACACCAATCGGTTGCTCGAATGGAAAAACTTACGACAGTCTTTTAGCTGCCGAAAATGACCTCAAAATTCCAGCTGCTAGTATTAGTCGAGTATTAATCGGGTATACACAAGCAAGTTCTACTCGACACAAGTTAAATTTTTGGTATCTTAACGGGGAGAGTAATAGTGCTCGAACCAAATACAAAAAGAAAAAAGGATAGTAATTATGCGCCTCTATGGAACATTATCTGAGTTAGTTAAAATTGTCTTCCGGTCCGGCGGCCGGGAAACAAAACTTGACGCGGCACAACAAACAGGAAGTCAAACGGATGTTACCTTTCGGTTGCCTGACTTGGTTAACAACTCCGGCAGTGCCGTAGTCAAAGACATCATTGTCAAGGACTTGGCCCAAATTGATAACGACGACATTGCCGCAGGAGCGGGTATCGTCGACACGAAACTGGCCACCATTAGCACGGCTGGCAAAGTATCCAATTCCGCTACCACTGCTACCGACGCCAATACCCCTTCCGCTATCGTGGCTCGAGATGGGAGTGGGAACTTCAGCGCCGGCACCATTACCGCTTCGCTTTCCGGAAACGCGTCTACCGCAACAACGGCTACCTCGTTCAGTGGCAGTTTGTCGGGAGAAGTGACCGGCACCCAATCTGCTACTGTTGTCGCTGACGACGTCATTGATAACGCCAACATCAAGTCGACTGCTGCTATCGCGTACAGTAAACTCAATCTTGCAAGTAGTATCGTCAACGCGGATATTGCTTCGGCAGCGGCTATTGCCGACACAAAGCTAGCTACTATTTCCACAGCTGGTAAAGTGGCGAACTCCGCTACTACAGCTACCTCATCAGCTACCCCATCGACCATCGTCTCCCGAGACGGAGCAGGGGCGACCAACCTCTCCGCTCTTGGTGTGGCTGGCAACTTGACTACTGCCAACCTCGAAGCGACAGGTCAATCTTTACTCCAATTCGCGTACATTAATGGTACGGCTGGGATGGGCTTTGTTGAGTTGGAAGGGCAATCATCTACCCCGGCAGCCCCCACTACAGGTGAGGCTAGACTATTTGCCGGTACTGACGGGAAAATCTACGTCAGGAAAGCCGGTTCAGCCTCTGCTGAGGAATTGGGTGCGAGTGGGAGTGGGGAAGTCAATCTTGTTGATACTCCTTCAGATGCCGGCCAATGGACTGGTGTCAACGCCACCGTCACTACCAACACTACCGCGGCCAACAATCCCTTGGCTGGAGTCATCGACAGCAGTATCAGCATCGCGTCTTCAACACTGAACGGGTATGCCCGTACCAGATTCACGATGCCGTCCGCTCTCAAGAACCGGAAGCTGAAACTGGAATGGTTTCAAATCGCCTCCAGCCTCTCGTCGGGAGCTTATAAGGTCGAAGTCTATACCAATGCCTCGTCTGATTACAGTGGTGCCTATACGGAGCTGGCACTATCTACCGACAGCTCTGGCACGAGTAGTATCCCCAACCTCAATGGGAAGTATTCCACGACGTTTGATACGGCAACGGCGGATTACTATGAAATAAGACTCGTCCGTACAGCAGCGAGTGCAGCCACTATCTACTTAGCAAACGTAGTTTGTGGACCAGGAATCCAGCCTCAAGGTGCGGTTGTTAGTGCTTGGACGAATTACACTCCGACTATTACTGGTCTTACCTCTGCTTATACCATTGGTTACGCAGAGTATGCACGGCGTGGCGACCAAATTCAAGTCCGTGGTCGGTTAAATGTTACGGCTACGGGAGCTGGTTCGGGAGCCATTATATGGTCATTGCCCGCAGGTCTGACTATCAGTGCAGTGGATAGCGGAACCGTGGCAGTTGGTAACGGTACCTGGTTTAACGCCTCAAATGAAAAAAGTTTAATTATTAACCACTCGACTGCTGTATCAACTACCGGTTTTCGGTTTATGCCTACGTATAACGTAGCTGACCAATCTCTTGTTGGTACTTCCGTAGCAAACGGAGATGTTATTTGGTTTACTGCCGAATGTAAAGTTGCAGAATGGGCGGGCAGTGGTACGGTACAGCTGGCCCAAAATGATGTGGAGTATGCTTACAACAGCAGTACATCTACCTCAGCCGACGACACCTCATCATTCGCTTACGGACCATCGGGTGCCCAAATCCAAGCGATTACTGCCCAGCTTAAACGGCAAGTTCGTTTTCCTACACCGATTCAACCAAGCGATAAACTAACCGTTGAACTAAGTACTGACCAAAAAACATGGTACCCAGCAGGGGCATTGGTTGGTTCAAGCGGGGTTAACGTCGATACTCTTCGCTTTGACGGAACCAATAACATTGGCGTTGGTTTGTGGAGTCCCGGAACGCTGGCCGCGACAGATGTCCATGTATTTTTTGGTAGATATTCCAGTGGGGTAACAACGTCTTGGACTACTCCGGCAACAACGTATTGGCGAGTGAAAAAGGAAAAGGCCGGAGCAGCTGTTGGTTTTGGCCTGGTCCAACCCGGCGTTTCCGCTGGATTGGTGTCTGCAGCCGGTCTGGCAGGCAATACTACGGGTAACGCCATTGCGGGCGGGTATGTGGGTGAAGTACTTTCATTTACTGCACAAACAACTACTGGCGTACTAAACTCCGTTGTTGCTGCACCGACTGCGTTGACAACGCTGACGGCTGGTGTATGGTTACTCGTCCCTAGGGCATCATTTACTCCTTCAACCTCGATTACCAACATGAAGGCGTATTGTGCTACAAACAATAATAACGACTTCAGTGGTTCCGTAGCTTACTTGGATTTGCCATTTAGTTACACAGCAACCACTGAGCCCTGCAACATGCCTCTGTCTTGCTTACAGGTTATGGTTGTTTCTAGTACGCAAGCTATTTATGCTAAAAGTTACTCGGGTGGTATAGCCAGAAACGTTACCATTTCTGGGTTTGCTATCCGCATCGCGTAGCAAAGACACCAAAGGTGGCTATCGCGTAACCTCTTGTAGACAATCTGTGGCCCCCGTGGCATCATAGCTGCGGGGGCCTTTCTGTTTCTAGAACACAAAGCAAAAGGCACGTCAGTGCCCGTTACAGGGGTATAGAATGAAATTACCATATTTGTTTCTTTTTCTCGTAAAAGCATTCATTTTACTTTTCACAGCCGCCGCCTGCGGAAAGCCTCAGCCAGTGAGTCCGTCTTTGCGCGACCGCCTATCGGCGCAATACGTCAGTAAACTGGGGGAACTCCGTGATTTATCACGGGAACACATATCGAAGTGGCCCTCTGACCACGACTGTGACTCTGCCCTATGGGCTGGGGTGGCCCGAGCTGCTGGTGCGGACTGGGTCGAAGTAGACGCGGGTGTCCGTCCCGACGGCCGGACGACGAGACGCCCCCTTCGGGATTGTGTGGTACCTGAGGAGAGTGCCACCTCGACTAGCAATGATATGATAACGGGTCTAATCCTCGGCCTCCTGGCCTCCGGGGATGCCGATACCGTCCATAGGATATATACTTACGGCGAAGACCATAACTGGATAATGGGCTACCCAGAGTATTATGTGAGTAGGGTCATTCTGCGTCCGAACGGGATTACGTTGATGGCCCGAATACTGTACAAGTTGTCCGATGGAAAAAGAGACTATGCCGTCAGACATGCCCCCCTGATATACGGCCCCACTGACGGTGATTATGAAAGTCATCTCGCGTTACTGTCCCGCTATATGGAACAGGAGCTAGGTGGTCCCCAGTATGGCAACGAAGCCACTGAACAATATCTAGCAGTTACCTTCCCCACCGATGCCCTTGCCCAAGCTGTGGCCGGAAAGTACATGATGGGGGCCCTTTTGCTGACGTCTGACTATATTTCCCCTTCCTATGTCAGGGGCCACCATAGTTATCACTTAGTGCATTGGCTACTGGCGGCAAGAATCATCCTCGACCGGGCACCAACTATAGAAAAGTAACCGCTTGACATCAAGTAGTTACCGTGTTAATCTGACCATACCCCTTTCCCGGAGGTCCCCGTGCCGTGTCTGATTCTGAGTTAAGAGAACACTTAGACAGCAGATTTGATAGTGTTGACAAGAGGTTGGAACGAGTTGAAGAAAAGCTCGATGACCACCTGGGTCGCCTATCCTCGGCCGAGGCCTCCATTGAGTGGCTACGGGGTCACGCCAAAATTATCACCACGTTAATACTAGCAGCAGCCGGGTTTCTGGCTAGCCTCTACTTTAAAGGAGCCTAATAATATGCCCATGTTAAAGAAAATGAAGATGCCTAAACGGGAAGAAATCTATATCGAAGAGCTTGATGCGGAGATGGGTCCCGAAGCGGACATGTCCGAAGAAAGTGCAACTACTGCCGAAATGGAACCTTCCGCTGAAGCTCCCTCCCTTGATACCATCTCTGACGAAGAGCTGATGGCCGAGCTGAAAAAGCGTGGCCTCATGAGCAAGATGGGCGGCGAAGAGGACATGGAAATGTCCGAAATGGGTGAAGAAGACGTCGAAGAGTACGACGACGAGATGATGGGGTAACAAGTGGCTAGGCCGCTTTACACCGTAGAACAGATGGCCGAGTCGGTTCGAGCCCGTATTGATGAACTCAATCGGGACACTATCGACACGGAGCGGGACATCGTTCCTGCGCTCAATCGCGCCCTCGAGTACGCTGTTGACATTTACGCCAAACATTATGTTGACCCCTTCTTGGCGTACACTACTCTCGACATTACCACTGATACCGAATATTCCCTCCCCGAAGATGTTTACGAGGACAGGATAGTCAAGTTGGAAATGGCAATTGGCGGCGGTATCTACCAAGAAGTGGAACGGATATCTTACAGGGATATTACTAATTATGAATCAGGTAGCAATAGCCCGACACCGTACTATTATGCCGTGGTAGGTAGAAAGATACGCCTCCTCCCAACCCCGTCTGGTACATATGACGCCAGGTTGTGGTATGTGAAGTATCCCGAACAGTTAGTCCTCCCTCAAGGTAGGATAACAACCGTGGGAAGCAATAACAATTACGTCGTCGTAGACACGGTAGGCTCCGACCTCACAACTGAAACCGACCAATTAGATAACTTTATTAACATCATTAATAGCCGGACCGGGGAAGTTCGTGGCACCTTTCAAATTGCTGCCATCGATGATGGTCGGATAACAATCCGGACCGCGCTACCCCCCAATGGCCGAACTTCAGTTTTCGGTAAGGAAATCTTGACCTCACTCGCTGACACCGGAGTCAGTAAAGACGACTACGTCTGTGTAGCGGCCGGAACTTGCGTCCCGTACTTAGCGAGTCCGACCAGTAACTTCCTCATCCAATACGCGGTAGCAGAGTTGTCCCGCCAGCTAGGTATCAACTCAGTTGAAGAGGAACAAGTCCTGGCCAAGTTTGAGGACCAGGTCAAACGCACGTGGGCGGGTAGGGAAACCACCATCCGCATCTCGAAACGGAGTGCTTCGTTCGGCCTCCCTCCCTACAACTACTACCTCCGGAGTAGGGACTAATATGGCATCGGTAAAATCACTCAAAGATAGGATGCCAGCCAATCAGCCCCGCCGCGCCAATGACGGCGAGCATGACTATATTGTGAAAGCGAAGGTCGGGGACAAGGAAAAGCTAATTCGGTATGGTGACGCTGATATGCCCAATCACCCCGATGACCCCAAAAGACGTAAAGCCTTCCGAGACAGACACAACTGTGACGAGAAAAAAGATAAATTGACTGCAGGATACTGGGCATGCCGTAGCCCAGCGTGGTAACATTTAAGGAATTTTTTATGCCGCTTAAGAAGGGTAAATCAGACAAAGTTGTTAGCAGCAATATCAAGAAGCTAATGGACGAAGGCTACCCACAAAAGCAGAGTATCGCCATCGCCCTGGAGAGCGCGGGAAAAAGTAAGAAACAATCCAAAAAGAAATAATTACCATGGCACTCCAATTCACTACAATTGAGGAACCGTCCTTTGGTCGGGGCATTGATGCCCGGTCGGCCGAAAATCAAATTCGGGACGGCTTTGTTCGTGATTTGGTCAATGCCGACATTGTCGAGGGTCGAGTCCGGAAACGGAAAGGGAGTGCTGACTTTGCTGGAAAGATTCCCGTCAGAGTAACATCCTTTCGTCAAGTAGGTGGCGCCACTCAACGCATTTACTTCCGCTTTGATAGCAGCATCGACCTATCTCGGTTGACTAGCAGTCCGCTCCTCGTCTACGGACGGAGTAGTAACATTAATGATGCTAATTCATTCTCTACCTCGATTGACCGGGCTCGTTACTACACTGAATGGTTCACAAACATTACCAAAGTGCTAACGGCCAACACGACAGGCACCATCACTGCCGATGTGTCAGAACACAACATTACCACAAGCGATATCTTTACTGGCCTAGCTGGGAAACCTGATACCGCAACCAACCTGACCAATTACAGTTACTTGGCCGACACCAGAATCAACGCCAGTACTTACGCCATTAACGTTGACTATACCAATGGCACCCCGAATGATATCGATACCTATCTCTTTTACCGGGATGGGACGCCCATCGTCGGAGAAGTGTTTGTTAAAGATAGTATTACCGGTGCAAGTACTATTACCATACTCCAAAGTGAGCACAATCTCAACAGTACGAATATTCGCTATACGTTCTTTAAACAGGATGGAGCTGACTGGGTTAAAGTAACGCCAGACGGGTTCTCAGTCAACCAGTCCACCGGTGCTGTGACTATTACTTTGGCCGGAGCAGTTGCTGGTACGTACAAAGTCATCTTGGCTACCGTACCCCAGAATCAGACCGTTGATACTAATTTGGGAAACGTCACTAGCCAGATACCTTTTGCCTTTACTGGTGAAACCAATTTCACTGGCGCGGTCATCAATGATGTAACGCAGCCTTATCTCTTCTATACTGTTTATGAAAAAAACGCACTCAATCCAGTAGTGTTGGACGAGATTGTACCAGATGAAGTGTGGTATGATGATGTCAATAAGAAACTCGAACTAAGATTTGACCCAACAACTGCCGGTAAAAATATCGTCGTCCACTATGATTATGGCACGATTCGGGCCAATGAACTGTATGTTTTGGGTAACAGTCTTTCAGTAACCAACTCGGACCCAGTACCCCAGCTCACGGTTTACGGTCTCGACCACAGCACGATTTATGGTAGTGAAAAGGAAGTAAATCGGAGGGGATGGGTTACTCATCTTGACTCTTACCGGAGTCCTAGCACGACTCATATGGTAGCCGGACTGGGTGGGAATCTTTTTGCAGCACTCAGACCGGACCAAATGTACGCGCAAAATGGCTTACCCCTGCCAATGGCGGCAGCAATGCCGACCTATTATCCCAGACTGAACGAACGAGTTATCTCGACTTGGGACTTGAGTAGGCCTCATGTGGGACCGGCCTTCTACGGGACGGGTGAGACGCCAGACAGACAAAGACCTGTTCTGACCTTTACCGGCGGCAGTACGGGGTGGGCCCCGCTGTACAAGATGCAGTACGTCAGCGGGAATACCATCCGTTATTATCTTCGCGTTAATAGTTCTGCCATTGTCGGAACTGGAAATATTAGTAATGTCATTTCAACCGTCTCGGGAAAAGAAGATTGGCTGACAATTAAAGGGGCGTCTCATTCCCGGCACAACGGTACCTTTAAAATTACGTCAGTGTTCTATAATAGTCTCCTGTCTCTACTCACCCTTGATGTTATCAATCCCGCCGTCGGGTCGGGAGACTATGACGACGAAGTTCCTGGTACAGAGCAGATTGGCCTAGCTGGGGTCTTTACGGACCAAGTACAATTTGCTGCTGCCTCACCATTCCTAGCCGGGGACTACCTGCTCTCCTCAGCTTGGGGTGATGCTTCGCTGCCCGTAGTCTTGTCTACATTGAATGATATCAGCGTAGTAGGACAGCTTTATTCTCCAATCGAACTCAGTCCCGGCTTGACGATTCTCGGTCGGAGGACGTCCAATGTGATACCCCTCCGAGACCGGAGCAATAATCCAGCCAGCACGAATCTTGTTGTGGGTGATACCCTTTCTTGTTCTGATTTTGACCGACCATTGCAAGTACTACATGTTGGGGCGGTGCCGGATAGTGAAGGCAATTTACAGCCTGCTCCCGATACGATTGTGGTAGATGAATCCTTTACGTGGGAGGACAATCTTGCCCTACCTACCGCCCTCTCTGTTGTCGGTCGATGGCTCCCTGCTGAGGTGCCGGTCTCACCAGTAACGGACCCCGATTACGCAAACTACGCTCTCATTCCGAAGACGGTAGTCCAGCAACTATCGGCAAACACATATGATAACCAGCCCTTCCTTCGCTCGGCCATGGTGCAGAATAATCTCTATCTGACTAATGGTGATGACGAAGTCTATAAGTATGATGGCTACAACTTCTACCGGGCTGGCATGATACCCTGGCAACCGGGTCTTTTCCTCACCACAGAGACGACGGCCAGCGGTGGGATACCACTAGCATCGGCAATTGCAGATGATGCCAGCGGAAATACATTAGAACTTATCGGAAGTCGAATTAAAGTCGATAAAGCACATGCCGAAGCTTTTTCACTGAATGATTTGGTTATTATTCGGGATGGTACTGTCTCCCCGACAATTGACCACTATTTAACAATTAAATCTATTGATACTGAAACATCTGGTACTCATAGCTTTTTCACATTCAAAGAGCCGTTACCATTTACGTCACTAGGTAGCGGCTCAACTGTGCAGATGATTACCACCTACCAAGCTAGGTATTATTTTCGCCTCAATATTAAAGATGTCAATGGGGTCACCACTGCTAGCGCCGTTACCGGTGCCGAAGACTTTGTCGCGGTTATCGCTCCTACAACACCGACTCAGTACAAAATTAATCTACGCTTAGTCAACCTCCCCGCATGGGACCAATACGACTTTACGAATAAGAACGTTGAAATAGAGACATATCGGACTTTGTGGACGACCGCTGCAGTAGGTGAAGTACCGGTATTTTACCGCCTGCCCCCGACCAAGATTGCTACCTTTGCCGGACCGGATGGCTATATTGATATTGTTGACACTTATAGTAATAGGACACTGTCCCTGACTGATGTTGTTGTGGGGACGCTAAGTCCGGATACGATACCGGCCGCTTGGGACGAGCCACCAAAAGCAAAGTATATCACAACGGCAGGGAACCGATTAGTGCTAGCCAACCTCACAAATTGGCCCACTCTTGACATCTCATACCTTTCCCCAACCACAACACAAAGTACGTTTGCGGGACAGAAAATTACATTCCGTAAGGATGCATCCAATACGACGCTGTCCCCGACGACAAATATGACTGATTTTATTAGCTATGAATTGCGCAATACCGGAGCAACTTCAGTCAGCGCAATCGTTCCCACGGCTGGTCAATTTACTTTTACAACTATCCCGACGCGGGAAATTGTATCCGGGGATTGGGTATACTTGTATTTTACCACGGCAGGGGGGCATCCTCTATCTGTGTGCGGCTGGTGGCAAATAGCCTCGGCAACGGCCTATACCGCTGGTAACCCCGTCACATGTACGGTAAAATGTAGTGGTACGTTGGTGGCTCCCGATTTGACCACTCATTACGTCTCCGCGCTCTTTGCAACTACCGCCAAAGATATTCCGGTCAATATCAATGCTGACCAAAACATGGGGATGCTCAATGGACAGACGGTCAACTTTGAAGCACCCATCACAAGAATCATTCGTCGGATTGGGATGGCTATCAACACCACAATGAGGATGGTGGACATTACCCTACCAGCTTATACTACATTTACTCCTTGGCTGATTGCCCGGTCTGAATCCGATACGGGGAATCGATTACTTGTAACGCAGCCCAGGGCCGAAGTTCTCCTCCCGGCGGTGAGCATCTCGACCGTGGCCGGCATCTCAGCTTATGTCAATGGTGCTGCGGTCAAGACCGGAACTGAGATTATTCCAGCAGCGGTAACCCGGTACCCGAGTCGATTGGCTGTCAGCTATGAAAACTATCCGGAAATATTTGACAACTTGTGGACGGTCAACCCGGATGGCTCGGCCAGTGTGATTGATGTCAACTCTGCCGATGGGCAGGAAATTACTGGCGTGATTCCCTTTTTCGGCGAAAGTGCTTTCGGAGCCTCGCTCCAGTCCGGGGTACTCGTCGTCTTCAAACAAAATAGTATCTATCTAGTCGACCTCGCTGCGAAGGCTGCGGGTCAGAACGCCGTGCAACGTTTGGAGACCCAAGGCCTCGGGTGTACAGCACCATACAGTATTGCCCCCACTAAGGACGGTATCGCGTTTGCCAATGACTCGGGCATCTACGTCCTCCGCCGTAACCAGCGAATAGAGTACCTGGGCCGGTTCATTGAACGGCTCTGGCAGGGAGCAGTAAGGAAGGATTTCTTAGATATTGTCCAAGGTCACCATTATGGTGTCGGCCGTCAGTATAAACTCTCCGTTCCTATTACCGGAGAGGGCAGTCTCGACTATGCTCAAAATAGTCAAGTTTACGTCTACAACCACACCGGCGAAGAAGCCGATAACCTCGGTGGGTGGGGCCGGTACACGAATCACCCCGTCACCGGGTGGGCAAATCTTTTCCAGGATGCCTTCTACGCGAGCGTAAATGGGTCTGTAATGCGTTTGCGCAACCTGGGTGAGGAGTATGATTACCAGGACGGTGCTAACGCAATAGAATCGATTTTGGACGGCAGGGCAACTTCCTTTGGCAATACCGCTGTTAGGAAGGTTGTGGCCAGCGTTGTGGTCAATTACCGTTCCGGGTCCAATAGTGATAGTACCTCGGTCGAGACTTCAGTAGACCTCAACCGGGAATACTCACCCTCAACTGCATTCCGGGTCATTAGTCAGCCGGGACTGGTAGATGGGCTGAGCACTGTATCGGGACAAGAAATCGTCTCTATAATGCACTCTATTGGGCGGAGACGTTGCATGTATATGGCTGTCCGGATTACTAATATTGGCCGCAATGAAAATGTCGAGATTGCGGGCATATCGTATAGTGTGGCTGGCTTGTCTACGGCCGGAGTGAAACAAGCTGCTGAAACGGAATAGCTTTCTGGCTGACCATTGACAAAACTACAATCCGAGTTATAATCAAACCACGCTTTGCACATTTAGCTTCGGTAGGCGGGGTACATATCTGTACTGTACATATCTGTACTGTACATATCTGTACTGTACATATCTGTACTGTACATATTAGTACGGTACATATATGTACACCCCCCGATAGTACGGTCCGGTAACCACCTACTTTCCTTGACACGGTATGTACTATATGCTAGTCTGTACATACCCAATCTAAAGGGGACCCGCCGCTATGGCACGTACCGGAATGACAGTTCTCGAAAGAGTCAAGAGAAGTCAACAAGTTGGCAGTGAGGCTAAGACACCCACTGTAAACCAGCTTGGTGATGCCTTTTCTGTCCAACCCGGCACGTCCGCTGTAACGGCTCCCCCATTAGCTACCCCTGACCAAGTCAAGATGATGGGGACTCCCGCCCAAAAGGGGGCCCGCATTGCAGCTCCGACAGGAGAGTCCGCGCTCGAACAAGCCACGAAGCTGAGAGCACCTGCAGTAGCTACCCCCGAAGAGGAGTCAAAGAAGAGGCAGGCTGCTGCCTTGGCTGGCGCCCTCGGTCCGATGGGAGACAAAGTCAATCAGTTGGTTGATGCCGCGATGGCCAATATCACCCAGCAAAAAGTGGAAACAGAGGGCAGTGGCCTCCAGCTGAAAGTCAACTCGGCCGCCGAGGTGGTCAAGAAGTTCGCTCCGGCCGAACAAGACGCTATCGCCAATCTCGTCGCCCAAATTGGGTCCACTACCGACCCGGCACAAAAAGCTGAACTGGTACGCCAACTTAATGAGAAGCTGGGCCGGACTGCCGAATCGGCACTCACCGCTGAAGAAGTACCGGCCTTTATGGCAGCCGCTCCGGAGACGGTAAAAGGAGCCGCCGCGACAGCCGTCACCAAAGGCATTGGGGAGAAACTAACTCTTGAGGACTTGGGCCAGCTTGGTACCTCTCAAGAGGAGTTGGCTTCCCTGCTCGGCATCGACCCGGCTGAAGTAGCCAATCTTACCATCACCGACTTGCAGAATAAGATTGCTGCCCGACAGCAATCGGAGTTCGGAGCATCGCAAGATGTCCAGGCTGGGATGGCATCAAGTCTTCTTTCCTCTACCGAACGGTCCGCCCTCCGCGACGTTCTTGCCACAATGGAAGAGACCGGACTGGCGGGTGCCGAATTCCAAGTCGGACAAATTGGTAAGGATATCGCGGACGGGAGACAGGTCCAAATCGGGAACGAGATATATACTGTCGAAGAATTGCTCTCCGCTCCCGCAATGACAGACATCGTCACGCAAGTATTGGCAGACCCCGACGCTAAAACTGATTTTGTGAAATCACTCAAGGAAACGAATCCCGACCTTTATAATTGGGTCCGGTCTAGTAAAGACGGCTTGGAGCAATTGGTCAAAGGTACAGCCACCTCCGCTGGTGCCTTCCGTGATGTCCAACAAAAGAATATCGCCCTCCTGAAACCGTTAGCCGCCAATAAAGATTTCTTTAAAGATATCGGTATTGATATCGGAGCACTCTCAACTAAGGAACTCAAACTCGAAGACTTACCTCCGTCGGCACAGTATGTATTAACGCAGCCCCCCGGCGCCCAAGCAGCAGCAGCTGACCGACTATCCGCCCTCGGTGCAGGCAACGTCAAGTCGCTCACCCCGGAACAAATAAAGAACCTACGACCAGAGGACGCCAATGGCCCGGCTGCTCAGTGGCTTGCTGCCCAGACCTTAGTAAAGAATGCCGGAGATTTAAACAATAACCAAGCTGTACTGAATGCTTATTTTGCTGAGGATATGGGTATTGGCGATATTGAAAAAGCACTAACAGACGATATCATGTCGATTGGCCTGGGTTTTGGCGGTTCCAATTTTGGAGAAATTGATACTAACCGGGATGGTAAACTTAGTGATTCCGAAATTGCAGGAATGCGAAGTAAACTCTCCGTTCCCTCATTGGCCGAAGTCGCGTCCGGCGCAGCTATCCAGCCTGGGTTTAATACTTTCCGTCCGAACATTCAATCAGTCCAGGCCGGGTTGAGTCAAGACCAGAAAAATGCTATGAACACGTTTGCTGGATGGAACGCAGACGGTCGTGTGACTATGGAAGAAATCAATCAAGCGAATCTTAGCATTGATGATTTACAAAAACTATTAGATACTATACCCAATGCCGCTCCCCGCTTTCAGGAGCCGCTGGCCGAAATCATTAGAACACGACGTGCTGATGAAGCAAACCGTGCCAAGAATGAACAGCGTAAATTGGACTTGGCCAATCAGATGGGTATACCAGAAGATAAGCGTCCCGAGTTTTTTAAAGCAATTGAATCTGGCGGAGATATAGCGCGTCGTGCACTACAGGGTGATGTTGATGCTATTGAAAAAGTTGGTAATTTTATAACAAAAGCCCTCCCTGTATCCTCTGGAGCTACAGGAAAAATTGCCCAATTCTTCACTGGAAAAAAGAAACTTTGGTAATCCTATGGCAACCTTACTTGACAAATTAAAACAGAACTTGGGCGGGGTCGCAGCACAAACCGCTCCCGTCGCAGATGAGACCGGCACTGTACAACAACTCCTCGCCGCGAGGAAGGGCATCACTGGTCCGGCTACTGCGTTGGGACCTAAAGGGCTAGCAGTCGCTGAGGTCGCCGCCCAGCAACCCGCCCAACAGAAGCTAGCTGAAATTGGCCAAGCTGCCCAATTGCAAGCGACCGGTATTGAACAAGCCTTTGCCGGACAGGCCGAGGAACAAAAACAAAGGGAAGCTGCATTAGAAGGACAGAAGCAGGAGCGGGCTCTCGAGAATAGAATCCAAACCGAGAACATCCTACGCGGCCTCGAGCAGGGTAGGGCCGAACTCGGAGAAAAGAATAGACAGCTTGGACTAGAGATGGCCGCTGCCAATCTCCGACTAGCCGACGCTAAGTACGTTGATGACTTGCGCCGGGAAGGGGAAAAGGCTAGACTACAAGAGGACATCTCGTTTGGGGAACAATTACAAAAAAGTATCCTCGAGAATAACCAAGCCTTACTCAATATGCAGCTCAAAAATAAATCACTACTTTCTGCCTCTGACCGGGATTTCCGAAAAGAACTCGCCAAGATGGATGCTGCTGATGCGATAAAGGCAGCCCGGGATAATATGAGAGCGGATAGTGAGCGGGCGGTCATTGCTGGGGTGACAAGCTTGATTCCGGTCGGACTGGAAGCGTATGGTACCCAACAAGCCGGCGGCTTTAGTGGCGGTTATCAAAGTTATGTTGATAGCCTACCCCAGGGTGAGAGGCCAATGAGCTTTACTGCGTGGTCGGCACAGCAAAACCAAGCCACAACCAGCCCTGGCCTGACCTCGTCACCTTCGGTTAGTCCGACCGTGACTACGATTGACAAAGATAAAACTTCAGCTCACCGTTTCTTGCCCAAACAGAAGAAACGTCCGGGCATCGGAGAGACATAGTTTATGGCCGAAACAGTAACATCCTCCGCTTTGGGTACACTGGCCGGACAAATGCCAGTCCGGAACCAGACTATTGCCGACCAGCAACGGGCGGCCAGAATGCTCCAGCTCCAGCAAGCAGTATCTCGTATGGGACCCCAAGCTGCTCCTACCGCTGGACAAGCTGCACAGATGGGCGCCACGATGGCAGCTCAGGCCGGGGAACAAGCTGTCAGTAGGGCAGCCCAAACTGTAGAACAGGCCGGACAGATTGCTAGAGCCGGTCTTGGTGCGGAAGCATTAGCCGGACAACAGAGAGTGGGCGCATTGCAAGAAGAGGCCCGCAAGGAATCCCTAGCACAGGTGGACCGGTTGGCCAAACTCGACGCCACCGCGAAGAAGGAGCTTTTCGATAACGAGCTTCAGTTCAAAAAAGACGCCGCTAACAATACGTTCTTTACTGAAAGGCAGCTCGCTGATTATAAACGACAAGCCGCTACCAGCGATGAACAATACCGCAATTGGGCCAACACTGCTCAGAACTTACATAAACGCAACATCGCTTCACTAGAAGCAGTATACAATAAGCTGGCCGAAATCGCCAAAAACGACTTCATGGTCGGGGAACAGAAGTTAGACCAAGACGCCAAACGGGAAATCATAGCCCTCCAAAAGGATACCGAACGTCGTATTCGGGACGCTAAGGAGCGAGCAGCCAAAGCTGTTGCCGGATGGACAATGGTCGGAACAGTTGGTGGGGCAGTAGCGGGTGGCGTACTCAGTGGTGGAAACCCGGCTGGAGCAATGGCCGGAGCCAAAGCAGGGGGTGCCCTCTTCGGCACTATCGGAGCACAACAAGCAGGACAAGAGGAGATATAGGATGGCGAATATTTATCAAGCTGGTGGTAAGATAGTCGGGAAGGCTGCTACTAAAATAAACAAGCTCGCTTCTGAACTGCTTTCCCAAGGCAAGAGTACCGATGAGATTGTTGAAGCGGTTTCAAATAAAGTTCCCGGGGCGTCGGACAAGACCATCCTTGAAGCAATTGAAGCCAATAAACAAGCGGTTGAAGCTACTAGGGGCGTTGCTGTCGGGGCCAGTCGCGAAGTCGAATCGGGTAAGGAACTCGTTCCCTCCGGTTCTCGTGCTCTTGTGCCATACACTAAGCCAACCACTGAGGGAGTAGTAGTAGGACCGCTGGAAACAGCAGCAGATAGATACCGCGCCGACCAAGCAAAACGTGCCGCACTGAAAGAAGGCCGCCCATCTAGGGTAGAGCCAGACATACCAGAGGCAGCACCAACCGCCACCCAATCAACACCAGGGACGATACCTACTGAATCAGTTCGACCCACCTTTGGCACCGCCCGCAAAGTCGGGGCTGGAATGGTAGCCGCTGGTGCTGTAGGGAAGGCTCTCGAAAAAGAAAAACAACCCGAAGAGCGGCCCATCCCTGTCTACAACGTGAATCCCCGCATCACTGAAGAGGGTATACTAGAGCCGACCCCGGCCGAGTTGGACGCTGCCAATAGTCGGGGCGGTAGTGACGAAGTTCGCCGCCTTTGGAATACTTACGAAGACCTCAATAAGCAGGTAGCAGAGAGGCCGCTAACAGCAAGTCGTTCCGACGTCAATATCAAAATTCAACGCGCCCAAGATTTCTTATCCGAACTGCGGTCAATGGCTCCCCAGGCCAAGGAGACCACACGTCCTACAAGTACTGTACCTCTCGTACTGGAACCGGGGAAGTTTGCACCACTACTTGGATTAAAAGAAGGCCCAGTCCAGCCTACCGCGCCAACACTAAAACAGGAGACGGCAAATGTACCGCCTCCCGTTCGTGGGGGTGGGCAACCAGCTAAGGCTCCCATCAGTGAGTCTGATGTAGAAAAGTCCGCAAGTCAAGCAGTAAAAGGTATCGCTGCCCAAAAAAGTGCTACCGATGTCCAGGACAAGATTAGTCAAGGACAACCAATTACTCGTGCCGATATCCAATCTCTTTATGAACGGATTGAAGCAATCAAACCACAAGAGGTTTCCGCCGACCCGGCGCTGATGAAGCAGATTGCTTCAGCTCGTGAAGAAGCGAGACGCGCTTACCGGGAACAGGCAACCCTCAATCAGTGGGCGGAGGTCGCCCAGACGGTGGGTAACGCGGTTGCCAATTACGTTGCTGCGATGCGAGGTGTCGCTGACCGGGCTCTCGCCCTCCCCAATGTCGACTATAACGCGAGGACAATGGGTGCCCTCCGTGAATATCAAACCGAACTTTCGACTCTTTCCGACCAGGAGCGACTGGTAGAACGGGGCGTAGAGCGGGGACAGAGGGCAGCGGAGCAAGCAGCAGAACGGCAGCAGCGTTCCTTGGAACGGTTGGCTGCTTATGGGGAGCGCCAACTCGAAGCTGCTGACAGGAAAGCGGAAAGGGAGAAGGACCGGGCTACCCAATTACAAATAGCCAATATTAGGGATACTCGCGCCATTACAGCCGCCACTAATAGGGCGCAAGAAAAGGCAGCTAAAGCGGCCACTGCTACAGGCAAAACCCAAGCCAGTCTCCTCGACCAGTCCATTAAAGAAACCGATAACTTGATTAAAGGACTTGAAAAGAAGCTGGCCTTAGCTACTACCTTGGCCAACTCTGGCTCTGACCAAAAAGCCTTTGACAGGGCATTTAATGCATACGCCGCAGACAAGGGAGTCACTAAACAAGCTCCCGAGTTTCAGAAAGAGAAGTGGTTTGGCGGTACCAAGTTTGACAAGGACCAGGCTATTGCGGTTGCCACGACTAATGTCGAGGAACTAAAACAACAGATTGCTAATCTCCGCCAACAGAAAGCGGATACTACCGCTCGAAGAGAGGAAATCCTTTTGGGTGGGGTACCTGCTCCGACCCCCGCTCCGACACAACCCGCTGGACAGAAACCAGCTGCCGGTGGTAAAGTAGTGACCAGGAAAGATGTCGCTGATAAGGCTAAACAAACCGGCCTCCCCGAAGCATATATCGAGCAACAAGCCAAAGCTGCCGGATTCATTATTAAAGACTAATTATGAGCAACCCTCTCGATAGCTTAATACTGCCCTCTCCAGAGGAACTGCGTCAGGCGCAAGCGCAGGCTGGGGCCCAGACAGGGCAACCCCCGGCAGCGCAATCCAATCCCCTAGATACCTTACCCCTACCGACCGACGGAGCCAATCCTCTCGACACCCTATCCTTGCCCAAGCTATCCCCGGACCAGAAAAAGTATTGGGATTTACAGAAAGAAAAAGAAAACTATGGCCTGTTTGATAGTCTGAGACCAGCGGCTATCGAATCTCGAGGCGGGAACATCCTTGCCAGTCGGGGTGTGGCCGACGATGAAGTGAAGGCGTATGCCGCCCATTATGGTCTCGACTTTGAGACGGCACGAAAGTTAGCTACCCTTCGCGGCGCTGTGCCGCCGATGAGTCAAATTGATTCAGTCGGTGAGTTACTTGAGGCAGCTGCCGGGAAACTCAATATCGCCACAGGCAACCTTGCCGGCTGGCTCGGGAAGAAAACCCTGACCGATGACCCGAAACTGAGGGCATTCCTTGACGATATCGGGGAACTAGCCGACGGGCGAGCAGGTCTCGCAGAAACGGCAATCGGGATTGCGATGCCGGGTGTAGGCTTTGCCAAGGCTGCCAAGTTCGGGAAGGCTGCCGCTATCGCAGGTTCCACCGCCACAGGTGGACTATACGGTTTAGCTGGCAGTAAGGAAGGTAAGGAAGCGGAGGGCGCCGCTACCTCGGCCGTGGTCGGTGCCGGGTTAGGAGCTGCCGGTCTCGGTCTTCAAAAGCTGTTCTCGAACCGGGGTAAGAAGATAGATATCGACCCCGAGACACAAAAGAATATTGACGAAGCTGCTACAAATTTCAAGACGATTACCGGCGAAGACTTGACCCAGACCACGGCTCAAGAATATTCGAAAGTCAAGGCCAGCCATGACAAGATGCGGGATGCCTTTATCGAAAAGAAACCAATCGATGAAGATGATGCTGCTATTATTCTCGAGCAACAAGTCTCCCCCGACACAAAGGAAATCATCAAGAGTTCCTTGAGGGATAGGTTCATCCAACAGCTTCCCACTGAAGAGCAAGCCGCTGCGAAGCAGATGGTCAAGGAAGGGAAATCGTTTGCGGGATTGGACGATGCCACGTCCGACCTCAAGATTGCTGAAGAAGTAGTCCGGATGAGGAAGGATGAATTTGTAGAGGAACTAGCCAACCGGACTCCTGAGATACGTTTCATCCAAGCCGACGCTCAAGCCAGGGGACTCCGCGCTACTAACGATGAAGTATTAGAAAACCTACTTAGGAGCGGGCCTGAGAATCTTAAACGGAACTATGACAGCTGGACGGCGGGTAACATTGCCCTATCCAAGTTGCAAGATGCTGGAGTGAAAGTCGACCCCAATGCCGATGCTCTGGGTAAGGGAGTTATCAACTTTGCCACGGACAGGATGTTCGGTTTCAAAGTCATGGACGAAAGGTATGGTGGGGATATACTAAGTGACTTCTATCAAGTCAACACTAATTACAACTTGTTCACCGCCTTTAAACAGGCCGCCGCCAAAGATGTGGCCAAGGTATTCAAGTTGGCAAAAGAGAATGGGCTAAACAAAACCCGCGCCATGGAAGAGTTCTATCAGAAACTGGAGGCAGGTAGTCCGCTCTCCCCTGGAGAACAGAAAGTAGCTAACGCAATGCGTGACTACTTTGAGAAACAAAGACAGTTCTTTAACTCGGCCCGTGGTGACGGATATTCCCCAATGAATATCCCATATCGTCCCGACTTCGTCGCTCCCCAGATGATGGTAAAGCCAGTTGATTACGTGATTCGGATGAGACAGAAACTGTCCGATGTAGAAAAGGCTGTACCCAATCTGAAAGACATGGACACGGAAACCTTTATGCGGGAAGTCAATGTTCGTCCTGAGTTGCGTGACCTCAAGATAGGTATCGAATTGGCTAGCGATATGCCGGTTACTAACGGCAGAGAAATGGTCCGTGCCTTTCAAGATGCCACTAATAAGGGCGGAACCGCACCCAGGTTATATCGACTAGCTTCCACTACCCTACCCCGAAAAGGTGTCATTCCTGATTTCCTTCGGGAGAGGAACATCTTTAAGTTGATGACCAATTACTCTGAGGGAACAGGCAGACAGCTATACCTCCGGGAGCCGTTATCGAGAATGGTGGATAAAGCGAAACTGTTAGACGGTATCGGGGCGAAAGACGAAGCTGACTTTGTTCGCCGCTTTGTACAAGATAACCTTGGCATCAGGCAGAAGTCGATGGCCCGAATCGGCAATCAAGCCAGAATCGCTTTCGCGGAAACATTAGATAGTGCGTTACGGAAAGTAATCAAGGACGATGAGCGGCGGGAATCGGTCCTGGCCGGCTTCCGCTTCCTGCCCGAGATGGCAGCCAATCTCCAGTACAATATCTATCCAAACGTCTTGGGTATGAATCCGAGGGCGCACCTAGCCCAGCTGACGCAGGTTCTTTTCAAGACTGCTCCCGAGATGGGCGGCACTTATGGGTATACTTCCGCGATGAAATCGATGACGAATGCCCTCATCAAACTCGCCACCAAAGAGGGCCGGAAAGAATTTTACGGACAGGTAAAGGCGCTCGGTCTCGAGCCGAGTGGCTACGTCAGGGAGGCACGGGAAGGCCTGGCTGAAGGTCTCGAGGCCAGTATCGGATTCTCGGTACCCGCTAAAGTAATCCGCAACATGGCTGACGCTTTCATGTGGTCATATGGCAAGATGGATACCCTTAACCGGGCAGTCACCCTTGACATGTCGAAACGACTAGTAACTGATATTGCAACTGGGGAACCGGCCGCGATGAGAGCTTTGAGCAGGATGCCGATATCTGTCCGAAGGCAGGTGCTATCCAATAAAGGTAACGACTTGGCCCAACTGAAAGCCATAGCTACCCATCTCAACGCCGCGACCCAGTTCAACTATAATAGGGCTAGTATGTCCGAGATAGGGGTCACACTCGGTCCCCTCTTCTCCACCTTTACTAAGTGGCCGCTCGCTATCAGCGGGGACATCTTAGCCGATATGCGAACGAAGGGCGTCTTTAAATCAATACCCAGAGTGGCGGAAAAGTATCTCGCAGTCTATCTCCTGGCCAAGACTATGGACAGTATCACATATTCTCTCCTTACCGATGAGGACTTACAAGTCAATCCCGAATTCAAGAATCTTTCTGATGGAGCACGGAGGGTGTTCGGTGCTGGGGGATTTACTAGTATGGCACCAATTGAATCACTAAAGGCGTTCGTGCCGCCTAAAAAGGGGGAACCAGCAGAGAAGAGTCTTTTCACTCCCCCACTTTATGATACTTTTTATAGTGGCATACTAGCCCCCATCCTTGACGGTGATACGGAAGCGCTAGCTAAAGGGGGACTAAAGGCTGCCGAAACCTTTGCCCCTGGTGGATTTCTCGCCAACTTTTTACTGAAAGATATTCCATTATATTTTGGAGATGGAACACGTCCCAAAGACGTAATCGAAGGTTTAGAATTTTATCAATAAGGAAAACTAAAGTATGCCAATCGTATTAACAGCAATGCTCACCGCACTAGGAAAAGTCCTACTGTCCATGTTTACGGCGCTCTTCACTGAGAAGTTTTTGAAGATTGCCATCGTCTCTGGACTGGAAAAGATAGCCAGCAAGACACAATCAGAACTAGATGATAAACTATTAGCCGCAGCGAAAGAAGCCTGGGGCATGGACGAAAAGAAAGGGGAACCCAATGCTAAGTGAATCACAAAAACGGAGAGCTAGTCTTTCTATTTTAGAAAAGCTACGCGGTAAAGGGATGCCAGAACGGGAACCTGCTGACAACGGGGAATTCGATAGCATGTTTGCTACGGTAACCGAAGAAGGAAAGGTGGAGTCAGGCAAGGCAAAGAGTCCGGAACCAGAAAAGAAACCACTCCCCGATATCGAACTTGAAGATGATACCGCCATTCCTCCCATCCCCAGCAGTGGTAGTGTAAGTAGGAGAAAACCAGCGGCCAATCAAGCCGGTGCCAAAGCTTTCATGAAAGCCTTCAAGGGTGTGAAATAGGTAAACATAAGGGGGAACCAGTCGGCTCCCCCTCATTCAGGGACACAAACCACCGAGGGTGGTGTTACAAATATTTATGTTCTTTTAATCGTCGAAGTAGTAAAAGAAGATGGTCCCGGTTACTTTCGGCCAAGTCGGTCGTCTCAATCAAGACGCCAATAACTCGGTCTAGTTCCTGTTCGAGAGCCGCAAGCCGGCCCTCTACTGAGTTGTCCCGGTACTGGCTATATCGTGTGTCTCTCGCCTGTACCTCGCGCCGTTTCCAGTCCAGGCTCACTATATTCGATTTGTTCTTTTCCCTTGTTTCCACTTTGTTTCTCTGCGGATAGCATCTCTGCTAATAATTCCGCTCCCTTTAGTATACTGTCTAACTGCTTTTTCTCGTCATTGACTATGGTACGAATCTTGTTCAATGCTCCAGTGATGTCCACTGTTGACTCCTATTATATCAGGTTATGGTTGATTACGCCAGTAAAGAAATCCGGATAGCCCACTCTAGGTCGGATAGGTTGATACCCTTGCGAAATGACATGTAAAAACTTGGGCAGTGTTCCCCGCTTCCCGGCCATACGATGTGGCTACCGGAATGGGTACCGACCGCCTGTAAGGCGGGATTATAGTGTATCATTACCGGTTGACTTCCCCGGACGTGAATGGTACAGTTGGGTATTACCTCAAGGTGTTGGTTCGGGTTGGCTTTGTCTAACTCCGTTCCATCATCCTTGCGGAAACACTTGACCGGGACTTCGACGTACTGGTATTGGGCGCCGTACTTGGGTAGGAGGCTGTCCCCCAGTTTGAGTCCGATGAGGGCAGACAACCTGTTCCCCCTCACCAAGTTCATAAATACTGTTTCCATTGCTGGCACTCCTTTTTGATGCGGGATATAATTTCCCGAACTGATAATTTGCGCACTAGATGGGGACCTGCTGCTGTGATTTTACCCGAACGGGAAACAAATAGTTTCATTCCCCGTCCCTCAACATCGAGAGTACCCACTCGGCGAAAGACCGGGCCTGGGCTTGGGTTAATTCTCTCGGTGGGGAATATAGCATAAGGTTACCATAATAACTCCATCCCGCGATGTGCACAGGCGTGTCGTCGTCATCGCCCCGGCTGATGCAATATTCCAGCTTGGCCTCTGTCATCTTGATATCGAGAAGTAACTGTTGTACTTTGTTCACCGTGTCTTCCCCTTCTCATACTTGGCCGACTTCTTTAGTTCGGCAGCGGCTTTCAATAGTTCCCGCTTCGTGGCCCCGGCTTTACCCGCTGCGTCTTTTTCCATCTTGACACTCTCTTTGAGCAGGGCATAATCGCCACCCCGTTTATATCCATCGGGATAGCTTTCCTTGGTCAGGTTCGGGGCGGACCATATTCGGCGAACCCCCCTCTCCCCACAGTTGTCGCATGTGTACAGGGTGTCCCAATCGGCGGCACTGGCACGGGGGACTAGCTTGTCTTCGGTGTTGCCGCACCGGTCACACAATGTATCGATACTGAAAAGACTCATACCTCACTTCCCCCTCCGGTTATCACGTAAAGTTCCCAGTTGTTCGCAATGGAGATGCATGGCAAGGCACGCACGAGCATGTCCGAGATGTAGTAGCCCTGATTCGGGGTCCACGTCAACTCCGTTGACGTAGGCGTACAGGTGGCGTAATGCTGCGGCAGTGAGGCGAGATGACTCGAAACCGGCGGTGTAATTGTATCGGCCATATTTCTTTTCTCCGAACATTAAGGCTCTAGCTTCGGACTCGAGCGCGATTAAGGGAACTAAAGTCAAGTCTACTTTGCCGTCGTCGTGTTTGGTCCCCCCTTCAGGGGTCTCGAATCGGTGCTGTTTCATGTGGGATAGGGGGTCAGCCATTGCTTCAATGGCGCCTTCAAACAAGTCCCCGGCTGGCTTTAACTGTTTCACTTTCCTTCTCCTACTGTAAAGAATATGACTTCGTCTAAGGAGACGAGCAGTTTCTTATCGGCATTCTCTTCATGATACTTTAGCAATTTTTCTTTCGGTACGATGTAGCCTAGTGTGGTATAACCTTTATTCCTGACGGGGCAAGGGCGGAACTGGCTGAGGTTGGCCTCCAAGTATTCTACTAACACCGCAGTATTGAAGACAAAGAGTTCGTCTCTGTCCGGGAACCAGTAGAGGTAATAGGCCGCGCTATGTGACGCCGCCTGCCAGGGTCCCCCAACCTTCCCTTCGGGTCGGTCGGGTGTTGGTTCTACAGACCACCGTTCCATAAAGAGGTTGGTGCTCTTGCTATAGAAATCCGTCTTCAGTTCGATGATGGCCCGACTCCACTTGACCATCATGTCCCCCTTCCGGCCATCGGTACGGACTATCGCACCCTGCCCATATTTCTCGAGGAAGTCCTTCTCTGCTGCCTTGCCCTTCTTGAGTTGGGCTGCCATGGAAAACGTTTTACCGCTCATACAATTTCTCCCCCACTAAGTTCTGGCCACAATTTTTTACTGGCTTCATCGCGAGCGGCTACCGCTTCCTCAATCGTCGCATATACCCCAACATGAATCGACTTATAGTCCCGCCATACAACTGCCCGCCACCGCCCCGTGGGTAATCGAGTTACTCCCTTGTGTCCGGAAGTATTAGTGCTATACATAGTTTTGAGCTGGTTGTTGAGAACAATCAGGGAGTGTTGTACATTTTCAGAGCTAGTGACCCACTCTAGATTAGAGACGTTGTTATTCGTGTGGTCTCCATCCTTATGATTTACTTGGGGCTTGTTGTCTGGGTTATCCAGAAAAGCAGTTGCGACTAATCTGTGTACTAAGCACTTCACCGCCCTACCGTTCAAGTAAATGTTTACACACACGTACCGTGTGTCTACAAATGGTTTTAGTGGTCGGTATTTATTTGTTAATACCCGCCGTACGTTTCCCATACTTGAGACTTCATAGGGATAGTGCGAAAATTGACCCGCCAATGGTTTCCAAATCTCAGTCATGGTATTTCCCGTCTACTAAGCAATCTGTAAACCAGTGGGGGAACAGATGCTGGGCTCTATCATATAGTTTAAAAAACGTACCGTCGAGACAATATGTCACACCAAAATCTTTTTCGTGTCTGGACACCCTACCACCCGCTTGAATTAGGGCTTTGGCAGTGCTCCAGTCGTACCACTCAGGGTCGCGTTGGGCGAGGGCAGCTACAGCTGGGTCGGCCAAACTCGGCCACGGTATCTTGAGAACTACCTGCCAACGTCCGGCATCGTCTGGTAAATCGCAACCCTCGTGCATTCCGCAAGCTATCAGTACTGCTCCGGGCATGTTGAGATACCTCTGATACATTTCCTTTTTGTTTTCCCTGTCGTGGAAGAGATACTGGGGTCCCACCAAATGGTTACGGAGTAGCTGGGACATCTGATAGGTAGCGTGGATGAGGCCCCTCTCTCCGACATGCCGGGGATAAATTATATCTCGGATGTAAGTAGCCATCGTCTCCGTTGAGGAAGCTAAGTTGTTATAGGAGACAGTCACAATGTCATCGACAATGAAGGGCCGCCTATCGGCTGGTATTGGACTCGGGCTGTGGATGTACGCGACCCTACGGTCGCTGAGGCCGAGAGCTTCAATATCTTTGAAGTTAATCGTGGCGCTCATGAGGACTATCTTCTTGACACCCGGCCACATTTTGCCACTATGTTCTCGGGCGGACAGGGGGGTCAACACTACGCAGTCCCTCTCCTCCGGTTCCCCACGCCGGGTACCCTTACCGTTGAACTCACGTCTTTGACGTGACACTGCATATTCCGGTACCTGGCTTCGTAAGTTTTCAAGTAGGAGTGACAGCTTCGCTCCTTCCTTCTTCTTCTTGGGTAAACTCTCGGCCCACCGCAACAATTCCGCAGGCCGGTAGGCCGAGGAGGGATACCTATAATCATGCTGCCACAATACCACCTCCCCCATACTTTGGAGCATGGGCAAGAGCTGGTGCGCTTCGTCGACAATGAGGACATCCCGATACAACCTGTGGGCAAGGTACGCGTGATAGGTATAGATACCCGGCCCGTTCCGGTACTTTGCCTGCGCCACATCGCTACCGCACTGACACCCGTTACAGAAATTCTTCAGCATGGCTTTCGTTTTTGGGCACGGGCGGCGCCACTTTTCGCAAAAGTAACTATCCATCCGTCTCAAGGTGCGAGTGTCTGGGAAGGTAGACAGGAACTGGTCGACGAGCTGATTGGTCGGTACAATATAACTAGCGGAGTACGCGCCATTCATTAGCGTTCGGGCGATGGCACTCTTCCCGAAGGCGGTCGGTGCTACAATAACAAAGACGTCATAATTGTCCCACCGCTCTTCAAGTAAGCGTAACGTCTCCTCTTGAAAGGAACGTATCACTGGATAGGGAAAGTGCGACCTGAATTCCATAGACATTGCCCTTAAGATTAACGGTGTCTTCTTCTCAACTCTGCCATCGTTCTACTATTATCTAGTCTTATCACACTAATGTCTTGATGCAAGTCTTGTATGGCGCGGAGGAGTTGGTGGAGCTTGTACACGAGAAGTGATAGTCCGCCCAGTCCGATAATGAGTCCCAATCCGATTAATGCCTTTAGTTCATACATGTTAGTACCCATCCCCAGTAAACCTCGCTTTGCTTGTTTCCTTAACGAAGTCAATAGCCGTCACGAAACCACCCTCCACCCAGTAGCATAAAGGCTCCTGCCGCTATTACCCGTTTAAAGTCATCACATCCACATAGCTCGCACGGCTCGTCGGGCCCCCGGTCTCGGTCGTCCATCTTGCGGATGACTTCCACTTGTTTCCCACACTGTTTACAGTCCCATTGATACAACACGTTATGCTCCTTATTGTTGTTGGGTCGCCTTCACTAGCTCCGCGAGTGATGACTCCCTCGAGTTGTTACGTTCTCGGTAAAGAGTGCGCCAGTTCGACATACTCCGGATGAACTTTGGCAGAGACAATACCGGGGAGACCCAGTAGTCGGTAGGTGGCACGGTAGATATCCTCTTGACTATCCACGTGAACTTCGTAATCAGCAACATCTCCCATGGCATTTTTGGCTGTAAGAAGTATTCTCATTCCCCCACCCCATTCTCTTCCAGTATTTGACTGAACAATCCTTCAAGCATACTGACGAGGTGCGTACCATCTTGAGGGTGGCCGTATTCATCCGTCGGCCAGCTTGCTTGGTCTGCGTGATAATCGCGCACCAGTTCGTCTAGTCGGGTAAGCAAGACGTGAATATCGTGCCGACCATACCCGTGCTTCCTGGCTGGACGGAATACTTGTTGCCGGGTTTCGAATAGTGCAGCCCGGTACTTAGGAGCATTGATGGCGTCCTCAAATTCCCCACTCTCTTCAGGCAAATTAAATTCCAATATGCCTTTCACGGTACGTCCTCCCCTATAATGTGTCGTTCGTAGATACGAAAATCAGCAGCGGGCCGAAACCCCAGCTTCGCTTCAATCTCATCCAACTCTCGCTTAATATAATCAGCTGCCATCTCCTGTGTCGCGTACACACCCAGAACGTCAAAGTCACACCAAACTAAATAGACTTTCACAGTCCCAACTCCTTGGCTATGGCGTCAATGTGGTCAATCCGCCTATGATTATCTAAGTAAGCAACGGTATGAAGGGTGTTCCAATACGCCTTGAATAATTGCTCCTGCGTAATCATCACTTTCTTCTCTTCCACTTCCCAATCGTCGGCAGTAATATCAACAGCACTAAGACATAAATCGATATCGTGAAATAATTCTAAGTAGCGTGGCTGTCCTCTGCGGCGAAACCGTCTCCCGCTCTTGATTGCTTCAATGATGTTCATTGCTGACTCCTTTCAGTCGTCATCACAGTTTCTCCCCTTCATATACAGTCCAGTAATCTCCATATAACTTGTGGTTATCGTGTCGGAATATCCGGAAGGCGGCGAGGAGGTCAGCCATTGTACCATAGTCAATACTATACTTCTTAGTCCCGCCGCCGGGACTCTTGTCTACTATCTCGTACCCGTTTCCGGTATCGGTAATGGTGAAGTAAGCAGTCTCGTGATGAGTAATGGTCACCGTGTTTTTAGTAAGCTTTGCGGACGAGCCGCCCCCATCCACGGAGAAGAGGAAGTATTTCTTTGCTTTCAACATATTATCTCCTTTTGGCTTATCTACCAAACTTTGGTACATTCACCGTTTGTGACAAACACATTGGCCGTCAACCAAACTATATGACTTGACCTCGTTACGGCACATCGCCCGACACTCCTTCATCATCTGATAGTGGTCCTTAGGCCACCATTCATCAGCCCGAGGATGGGCGCAACCAGCTATTATCAAACTAATTAATACTACGTATCCCATAGCACCTCCGTCACACAAGGTACGTATCGGCACATTCACAAAAAAACTAAAGGACTTTCTTTAGTCCTCGGGTAGGGAGAGGTGTTTCAGTAAGTCCTCGCCCACTTGCTCCAGAAGTTCCTCTACCGCGTGTTCCATAGATTGCACAATGATTTCTTCTACTTCATCTGGTATGACGGATGAGACGCCGTTGACATATAGTACCGCATGTGCCCACTCGTGGACGAAGGTTGTCCATTGTTGCTTCCTAGTCAGGTCTTGGCTGACCCTTATCCTCCGGTAGAGGCCAACTGTATCACCGAGCACGTCCTCTTCGTCGAGGCTGGCCATCTCCACTCTGAACGTCCTCCCCAGCACCCGAACTTCGCTCGGTAGTGATTGCTTCAATCCATTGGGCGAGACTGATTGCGACCCATCCGATTTCGATGGCGTCTTCTTTGTCTCCCTTTTTATATTCTGGTCGGACATAATTCTTCCAAGATGCGGGGTGAATTCCCAACACGTGGGAGCTGGTAGTACATGATAGCACAACTCCGACCGCTTTGAGAAGACTAGCGATAGCATTTTGATTGAAGCCGGAAGTGGCGGGAATGTCTTCGTAAATGAGGACGTCTACTTTATACTCATTACACAAGGCGCGAAGGGCATCCCCGAGCCGGCGTGCCCTCTGCCAAAGCTCGAGATGGGAACCCCCAGTATGGATGACGCCGCTATCAATCAGCTTTCCAGCTTGGTAATATGCCCATCCAGGGGAGGAAGAAGTGCTGCCAATTGACGGGTCAATACTGAGAACGTTCCCGTACACTAACGGTCCCCTCAACTTCTCAACTTCCTTGTATATTTTAGTTGTCTTATGAATGTCGGATATTTGTTTCATGTCTTCCTCACATCAAAAGCGGTACAAAGTTTGATTCGACCTGTAACAAACTTACCAGGAGCTTCCTCGATTGTGGTAACAGTGTGACAGTCCATCGAGGACCACGTCAACCAGAGCCGGTCCCCGCTCCGTCCCAACGCCGTAGGCGTGGTAGCCGAGACCAGATACTCTTGGCCCCGGATGACGAGCCGTAGTAAGTGGTTCCACTCCGAGCCGTCCTGTTCAACGGTATCTACTGTAACGTAGTATTCGCTCATTGATAAACATCTGCCTCATCATCGGGACTGAATTCATTAGTTGCCGTATTAAGGACGCCCTGGATAGGCTTGATACTCGGGTCATAACCAATCCTAGTATAGGCCCGCCCCCCATCAATGAAACATTTCTTACACGCACAGTTTCTGAAGTCGTGTCTAGCCCTAGACCAGATTACTTCCTCACACACGGGACATTTCAATGCCGCGACCTTCATTAAAAGTTCTCCCTATAATGTTTACCTAAAATGTAGAGTCCGATAATTGGTAGCAACATCGTTCCCAGACCGAGGATGAGCCCGACCACAAACACGATGAGCAGTCCAGCTGCTAAGGAGTGGATGATATCACGCATCGGAATCGTCCTTGTAACTATAGCCAAGTTCGGCTAGGAGATTAGTTGCGAGTAAGATAGCGTTATCTACCATCTCCCCAGGGGAGGCGTCATCGGGGGCCTTGATGACCACTGAAGGTAGTACGGCTGACGCGGCTTGGAATAGGAGTTCATTATAGACTTTCTTCCTTTGTCTCTTCTGGTCGGTCTTGGCCTTAATGTACGTGCTCATTTCTTCTTCCTTTCAAACATCTTGTTTACTAAATCGTCCCACTCCTTTTCAGCGGTGACGTCATCTAAGAGGTAGCTATTCATGATATCAATCTCACCATCGAGATGGTCAAGACCAAGAGCGCAATGGCCCAGTTCGTGGTACATGAGGAGGAGTCGGTCGGTAGCTGAAGCGGTCTGCCAATAGCTGGTCAAGACTCGCACCTCCCAACTATCAATGCAGTACCCGACCACACCCTTCTTCTTATCCGGGCCCATATCGGATGAGAACCCGACAATGGGAGTAGTCTGGCAGGGTACCTCGTGTCGGGTGGCATCATTTGAGAATAGCTCTACCGCGTACTGGAGTTGTGGATTGATGCGAGGACTAACCTGCTCCGGGGTACAGTCCCCTATCCTGGGTGTCCGGCGACTGACCCTGCCACTGCTTTGACAAGCCTGCTCCACACCACAGCCGACAAGTAAAGTAAGGAGTAATAATTGTTTCATAGTATCGCTGCCTCCACCTATAATATCGGTAGGAGACCGCCCGGACTTTAGGACTATTTTGCTTCCACGTCATACCCGCCACATATCACCCAGTAAGACAGATGCTTTCTCCGCTCGACAGTTCTGGCGCACGGGGAGTTTTCATACAGCTCCGCGCAGTGATGCTTGGCCCGGGCTACGGCGGACCTATCATCCACCGTCTCATCCGCTCCGGGTGGTAACACCAACTTCGTTTCGGAACACGCGGTAAACGCTGACCAAAAAAATATTTCCATTACTATATCCACTGTCTTACTCCTCCAATTTAATGCCGGCTAGTGTCTTCGCCACAGCGGCACTCCCTTTCAAGGGACAAGTTCCTCCGAGTATCTGGTTAAGTTCAGCAAAAGAATCAACTTCCATAATATGTTTCGCCAACGCCACTTGACTATCTGGAACTTCGATGATGATTTCATCGTGCCAATCCCAGACTGTGGGCTTCCAGTTTATCTCCGCTTCGGTCAACCGCCTCGCTGTTATCCTGGCCCAAAGTTGTAAGATATCGTGGCCTGTTGATTGCACGCAGTTCGAGACTACAAAGGTTTTAGTTCCTTGAACTGTAAATCTACGTCTAGGCCCTGCGTTTATTATATCGTACACGGGCACCGATTTCTTTTGGGACGTGGTCGACGAGTTGTTGAAGAGTCCAGCCTTTATGCCAAAGCGCAAGAGCCTGCGACTGAGATAGGTCGGTATATCGTTCAGCAAAATCTTTGAAAGAGATGTCCTCATTATTCCACCTCACTTTAATTGTGTCTCGTCTGTTGTATGCTTGCTCTTTTCGCGTTGCCCACCGCAGATTGCCGGGCATGTATCCCTTCTCATTATCTATTCGGTCAAGAGTCTTTCCTACCGAGTATCCTGGAAGTTCCTTAACATAATCAATAAAGGCGCGGGGATTGTTTTTCCATGCGTCACACAAGGTAATACCGGCTCCTCCATAGTTATGGTAACCATTAACACCGGCGTAAGTAGTGCGGTTGTAGATGGACTTATAGTGCTTAAAGAGTCTACGGTCTGTCTCATCTTGAAAAGTAACTAATCCATTTCGTTTTTGAAAACAAAGTTTACATCCCCTAACCTTGCTTGTCCGCAAATTGTCTATTGACTGCCTGCTTGTTCCGTGGTCGCACTGTACATCAACGTATGCAGGACCTTTTCCATTTCTTCGCCAGTAGATATGCGACACTACAACAAAGTCTCCAAAGCGTTGACCAATTATTTCCGGGTGTGGTTTCGAGGACGCTATCCAGTTGTCCGACATATTGAGCCTCCTTCTTGTTGTGCTCATCAATAAAGATAGCATGGTCCGGGGTCATGTCAACACTATTAACTGTTATGACTTCTTGTACCCCTTTGAATATCACGCCAGAATGTGTCACCCATTCATGTCCGTCCCAAACTACGTCATCATTAGTAACCTGCTCAATTGGAACCAGTCCCCGCTTTGTGTGTACTAGTGTGCCCGCCGCCAGGCAGCGATTTAATAAATCCTTTTCGTACTTCTCATCCACGCAGATGGGGCGTCCATACCCGTTTTCTATCCAGCCCCCATTGGCTCTCCATTCATCCCGTAACCATTCAACGTAAGCAAGGACTCCGGCTTTGGCCTCCATTAGAGATTGGTGCATAGCCTCGACTTCCCGGAGGGTCATATCCACACCGTTGAGGGACAAGATTTTCTGTTTCTTCTTGACACCGGAGCCGTAGTTATCCGACAGGATGAGCAGCTTCGCAATGGAACGTTCCTTCTTGAAGGCTTTTTTAGTTGCATCCAGTATTTCTTTAACTGGCTTGTATGGGTCGTAACCTAGTGACGTTAGCTTGGGTCCGATACCTGCCATCATACTGCCATAGAATGTATAAATATCGTTGGGTTGCGCTCCTGGCCCGTAGAGGGAAAGGAGATTCCTGTCTTGACTCAACTCAGCAGTAACAACCATCTCCAAAGCGTTAACATCACAGTCCACAAACGAATGACCAGGCCGGGATATGAGACCAGTAAGTGTTCCTTTAGTCTTTGGCAACTGTTGAAGATTGGGTTCCTTGCCAGCAAGTCTACCCGTAACTGTACCCGGCATCCGGAACGAGGGATGGAGAGTAGGCCTCGTTTCAGTACGTTCCACATAGTCCTCAACATAGGATAACTCCTTGACCTTTAGTGCCCGGCCAATAAGTATTTGGCCGATATCTCCCATCGACTGGAGGGCGTCCTCGCTAACAGCAGGCAACCCGCTATCCGTTTCGAGCTTGGTTGGAAACTTGAGCTGGTCATAAAGGAGCCACCTCAGGTGGTCCCCGGACTGCAAGTTAAACTTGTAGTCGGACAATTCCCCCCGGTCAATTTGAGATTTCTTTTCTCGCCACTTCAACCAGTTATTGTTTATCTCGGGCGGCCGCTGACTGAGCTCATACCACTTCAACCAATTCTTGCTGACTTCCCCGCTCTTAGTCAGGCGGGGGGGCTCCTTCCTTTCCTTCCCTTTCTTGAACTGGGGTGGTTCCTTCTCGAGGAAGGTAGCCATCTTCTTCGCTTCCCATTCGGCAATCAATGGGGCGACCCGTTCATGGTTGCGGAAGGCGTGTTCACTGGCAGCGATGGAGCCGACTAGTTCCGAAGTATACCGCAGCCAATGCTGGCGGTCCGTTAGTATGCCATGCATCTTTTGGTCGATGTGAATCATGACGTGAGGGAGGAAGTCATCGCGGTGGTATTGGAGTACCGATGGAAACTTGTCCAGTACGGGTTGAAAGATTTCGGTGAAGAGTAGATAGGTTGCCTCGGCATCGAGCACACAATACTTCCCGAGGATATCTGATGGTGCCCTCCACATCTCGCCCTTTAGGGGACGATGGCTTTGATTCTTGTAGCCGTTACTGACTAACCAATTGTCGAGGTCGGTTTCGTTGGTGCTACTCCACATTAACAAGTCTGTCATTGCATCTTTGAGGCCCCATCTCTGTCCTTCAAAGCCCTCACTAGCGAGCTGCATATACATACCATACGTACACGCGTACCACCCGGGATGGATGCCATAGTCTCGGCGTAGCCAGCCCCCGTCAAAGTAAACATTGTGGGCAAGCAAGCCTTTATGCTCTAGGAAAATCCGGTCAAGGAGACGCCACTCCGTGGCAGATAGGCTGGAGGGGTCCAAGTAGCAGCTGCCCCTGTCCCAAGCGAGGCCGACACCAATGACGTGGGCATCGTCAACGGGAAGGGAATAGTCATTGCCCTTCGTCTCGAAGTCGACTGCTATGAACGGTGATTGGAACGCGGCGCGGAGTAAGTTCTCTACCTCCCGTCCGGTGGGACATACCCGTTGGTACGATTCGCCAACGCGCGGAGGTACGGAGCGCGGTTCTAAGAGAACGAAACGGGGATGAGTGGTGAGGGTAACTGAGTCCATAGCTTCACCTACGATAGTAATAACTTATCTCTTTACGAGTAGCAAGTGCGGAACGTCCTCCCGCCAACGCTACCGACCACCGACATTGATATTGATTTTACTGCTATAAGTAGTGACGACTGCTCCGGCGGCGAGGGTATTGATTACCACCGGGCTGGCAACTAACAGTCCTTGATTGGCACAGAAGTAGATGAGTGCTGCTAGTATCATTGCTAACCTCCTGTAACGGACACCTCGCTTCGCGGGCGTCCTTCACGGTAGTGTTTGTTATCAGAAAAGAAAGAGGCAGGAGCGCTACATCCTGCCATGCTACCCGCTCAAAGGATAGCTACCGTTGGTACTAGAGTCATACAGGCTATGACCTTAAGCCCGCTTCTGCTCAGGAGCTTCCTTAATCAGGATGAAGAAGGGTGGTTTACCAGCAGCCACATCTTCAGGACTGTTCTGATGGAGGTCAATGAACACCCGTTGGCCAGCCTTCAAGTCGACAGGAATCTCGGTAGCGACAGAAGCAACAGCCTTGACCTTCTCACTACGTGGCTTGAAGAGGCCAGTGGACATCAGCAGCTTATTGAGACCGGCTTTCATGCCGCCGCCGTTGGTACGAGGTGCACCAGCTGAGTTGCCCTGCGAAGCAGGTGATTTCGGAGAGAAACGATTGCTTTGATTACCGTACGCCATAAAGAAACTCCTTGGTTGTAACGCCGACAGTAGTATTACTGTCAGTTCATATCTTTCTTATCGGATTTTTTCACAGAAACTTTAGGGTCGGATGAAGAATTTTTTACTGCCTCGAAACTTTCATCCAACACATGATAGATAACATTCTCAGCTCTGTCAACTTGGTCTGGGGGAACGAGTTGTTCAATCGCGGTAGCCAGCATCTCGAGCAGCAACGTCAACGTACCATTGTATCCAACCAACTGGGCAGTGGAGTTCGTCCAGTAAAGGAGACTATCTAATGCGGCATCCTTATAGTACTCCGTCAACTCTTCCTCTGTCATGTTCGTGCTATTGATTGTATTGTTTCTTGACCGCGTCATGCCACTTCTCCCATTGGTTCTCATACTTGTCACAGATATCTAGCAGGGGACAATAACTACAATCGGAATAGCTAGCCTTCTTACCGTCAGCTTTGACCGGACTCGGCCGGGGACCAAGAGCTTTCCGCTCCTGCATCGCTGACACAAACTCATAGTACCGTTCGATATCATCCCTGCCCCACTTGCTCACTGCCCAGGTAGGGGTATTCTCGAGCCGGTACTGTATCAAACCTTCTTTGGTAAAGGCTATCTCGTACACCGTAGTGTGTGGCATGACGTGTTTCGGTTGGCCTTTCTCATTCGGCTCGACCAGGGGATGGCTGGCAGGAAACATCTTGGCCATCCAATCCGCGCCAATAGCAAAGTTCACGTATTGGGTGTACACCAATCTGTACGGGATGTCCAACTTCCACATATAATGGGCAGCTTGCATCAGGTGTTTCAGCTTGGGAGTCATTTCAAAGGAGACATCTCTCGCAGTCCAAATGGAACAGATTGCCTTATGTTCGATACCGAGTTTGGGTTTACCCGCTGCATCGCAGAGCACAGTATCAGGGCGGCCAGTGACATTGACCCCGGCCGAAGTCGTCCACTGAATGGGTATCTCTTCTTCCTGCTTAATTGTTCCGGGCCAGCTTCTGCGAAGCTTATCAAGCCATATCAGTTCATTTGCTTTTCCCAGTTCAAACATGATGAGACTGTCGGCATCAGGTGGGTCAACTTCGAGTCCGGTGAAGGAGCGTAGGTAAGCACGGCGATGGCAGCCACCAATGACGTCCCCTGTTTTAGTCATCCCACCACTATCACCAGCGCGGAGGTTACCCAACTTGGTAGCTTCGCCACTGATATGTTCCTTCCTATCCTCGTCCATGCCAGACCAGAACAGGGCTGTTAAATTAAATGAGGACATACTTTCTCCTAATCACCGGAACCGACCGGTGCAATAAAGACCCAAGCCCGGTCTCGGGGTGATAGCTTCACCAGTTCGGGAGAAGAGTGGCCTTCCAGCCACCCTACGACATAAGCACCTTCCGGTCCAAACCCAAGGATGCGCCACACCTTACGGCTGTCCTGGTGTCTCGCCAGAAACGGAGTCCGGTACATCCGAAACAGTTCCAGTAGCGTGTACTGGGTCGGTGTTGCTGGGTTGTCCATTGTTGTTGTTCCTTGATTGTTCGGTCAGTTTAGTTGCCCGGTCGAGAACATCTGCCATGTACCGTTGCATTGCAAGTTTGGCTATCCTATCCGCATCAACACCGGCAGCTTCAGCAATTTGTCTCGCGAGGTCCGCTTCATCACCGTGTAGTTTAAAGGCGAGTCGTAATCTCATTTTACTTTTCCCTCTTTGTTAAGGAACCGTTCATGGATATAGATGAGAGAGTTACTACCGAAGAGGCCACCGAATGCTGCTGTATCTAGTGCAGGCTTTTCGGGTCGGAGGTTTTCAACATCGTTGGTGACAGCAGTAAAGAAACCAGGGGAAGAATGTATCAAAGTAAAGGCTTGGTGTAATGTCTCATGTTGGAAGTGCCAGATTAAATCTTGTTCGGGCATCGTCATGTATGCGCGGAGGTCATGCAGTGCTACTTCATCGGCGATAGCAAGTTGGACGCCGAGAGAACTAGCTTGCTCTCCGGTTAGGGGACCCTGATAAAAGACCCGGACTGGGTGCCAGAGTAGGTATGAGTGGGGAGTAGCATACCGTTCATTACAGTGTAGCAAGATTTGGAACGCCATTGACGCTGCCACATCCCGCACCACACAGCGGAAACGGACACCATCCAACTTGAGTTGTTCCATGAAGTCGATGAGCAGACTACCCGCAATCACCTCCCCACCAGGAGAGGAGATGATGATATCAATATCTTTACCAGTAGCGGCAAGCTTGCCCATCGTTTCAATCGTGGGCTGATACATACTACCACTAATCGCACCCGAGATAAGGATGGTTCGTTCCGGGACGAGAGATATCTTGTCCTTGCTTTTGGCTGGCGCCATAGAAGCAAAGAGTAAACAGAGTAACGCGATAAACTTTTTCATTGACATCTCCCGAGGTATGAGTTGACTCGGAGAACATACTCCGACGTCTCTTTAGAAAGGGTACCTGTTGCAGCGAGGCGTGTCAACTGCTGATAGCCTCCGTTGTAAAGCACGAGGGCCAGTGTGTGATTGCCCTTTACCTGGTCTAGGTAGTACCGCAAGAGGCACGTACCATACTTGACATTGCGCTGGCTGTCCAGTAAACTGGCAGTCAGGACTGATGAGTCCACCCCCCAGGACAAGGGAAGGCGGCATTGAATTGCTGCCTCTCTTGCTCCGATGCTAGTCAGCTGGAAGAGACCCGTTGCTCCGGCAGATGATACGGCACCTGAGTTGAACCCGGACTCTGCTGCCATGACAGCGGTGGCAAAGGTGAGGAAGCTGAACGACCGGTCGACGGAGTACAAGGACAGAGCAGTGAGGGCGCCCTTTACCTGGTCAGGGTTGGCTTTGGGTAGTAACTTCGTCCCGCACTCATGCCAAGCAAGTAGTTCCGGGGACCAGACTCCAGGTGGAGTCTCATTTGCGAGGCTTTTTGCCGGGACCACGCAAGTTATAGTCGCGAGTAACGCTGTGATTGTGGCTAGTGCGTTTCTTCTTAGCTGCATCTTGCTTTCTCCTATATTCCCGTTCCATCTCTTCTTCGGAGGGTAGGGTTGATGGTTGGACTTGTTCTGCATTCGTGACCACTGCCTCGGAGGGGAACACTTCCCTTTGGTCGGCAGCCATCTGTTTCAACTCGTCCATCGTGCGGTTAATCCTGCCCAGAGTCTCCTTCAGTTTATCGCGGGGAGTCTGTTCCTTTCGACGGAGAGGAATCACATTGCTCCGCTGTTCTTTGTCCTTGCTCACAGTTTACCTTCCTTCCTGAGTCGATTGATGCGGCGGTTCAACTCATGCACTAATTTGATACGGAAGAGTTTGGAAGTTTTTACTTTAGTCATTGTTGTGTCCTTTCGCAATTTCATGTTCAGTCGTGGCGTGGTATCGGCGAAGCATATCCTGTTCCATATCATCCAGTCTCCGCATCACGTCAGCCAGATAGTCGTCTTTCGCTTGCTGTTTCTCGGCCAAGTCAGCAGATACCGCAGCTACGATGTCGGGTCTCGCCACCAAGGCGTCGGCCAGTACGTCGAACAAAGCCTGCGCGGAGTCGGAGTTGACAATGCTCTCCCTATACAAGGCGTCAGTCAATCTGGCTGCGAGTTGAATCGGTGAAGTGATTTCATGGCTCATCGTCGTTCTCCCCAGTGAAACAATTGTTGACCGTGTTTATCACTTGTTGGATAGTAGCCGGAGATACTTCCCTAAATGCTACCCGGAGTGCTAGTTCTACTTGCGTCACTGTCCGCGAGGAGCATGGTGCCAGCTCGCTAAGCGAGGAGCAGAGGAGACTGGCGGTACTATCAATCTGATACTCTAAGAAAGACTGGCCCTGATATTGATTCTCATTATCTTTCATTGTTTTACTCCTCAGAAAGGGGTAGTCACGATGGGTGGCAACTCGCTAGGGGTCTCCTCATCTGTAAAGACGAGGTGAATCGGGTACATGGGTACGTCATCCCTAGTGATGACTTCTAGCTTAGTAATTAACACTTCGGGTATGCCTTCAACATTGCTGATGAACAAATCACGTTCCCATTCGGTGTCAAAGTAGGCGATGTTTTGGAAGCCGGGTAGGTCGCGCATTTCATTTGCTCCTGTATAAACTGGTTACTTTTTCTTTAGCAAAGCGGGGTCAAAGGTAACTTTTACCGGGTAGTACTTCCTGCCGTCATGGTCTTCGACCGGCAACATCACGGCAGTGATGTCCTCTTCGGAACATTTGCTCACAAACTGTAGAGCTTCGCTCTCTACCTCGAGATAAAAGGTTTCGGTCTTAGTCGGCATATCATGCCTCCCCGGCATCGGTGGCCGTGGGACGGGGCCAATTCTTGTGGACTACAGTGACGGCCTTTACCTTGTCTTGGACATAGCGCTTCCCTTCGCCATCAGTCTCCTCCCTCATCGAAATAGCTGCTGCCAACATCGTAGATATTTCTAGTGTCTTTTCATCATAGTAGGGTACTACTTTATACGTGACACAATTGCTCTCCCATTCCAGTCTGAGTCTCGCATATTGGAGACGGGATGGGTCAACTTGAGGCGTGAACCAGGAGCGGACAATCAAGTACAAGTTTAAGGCTCCCATTAATAGGAGGACGGTGATGATGACGATGCCGATGACGTTGATGATAGTGGTAATCATAGCCAATTCCTTTCAGTCATTGTCTTTTCTGTTTACCTAGCTAAGCGGAGAACATGGAATATAGTTGATGGTATCTTTACCTTCCGTTTCAGTACTTTCGCTGCAAAGTTTGCCCCTTCTTCCCAGTCTAGAGATGTCCCATCGCTGGTGATGGTGATAGCATCTCCCAGTCTGTACTTGAGTACAGCGAGACAAGCCACGACCGCTGTATCATAAGTATACTGCCTAGTTTTACAAAAGTTTCTCTCCTCATTCTCGCGAAAGTGCTCCCTCAGAAAGAAGTCCTCGCAGCTATCATCACCTTTACCGTTTACCTTGATACCGCCGTATTGTCCCGGCGTACAGTGGGCAGTGTACCCACTCAGACACGAGCTACCATACACCTTTCGGTTATCCTCAGCAATGGCCCGGACTACCTTTTGGCATTCCAGAATAGCCTTCTGATATTTCGCTTCGAGGTCGGACGCTTTACCTGCTTTGAAATTGAAAGTCCAGTAATGTGTGTATCCCACGATAATTCCTTTCAGTCGTTATCTGTTAAAGAATATTCTTTTTTTGTGCAGTCTTGGCCTGCTTTATCCACCGTTCTAGTGTTTCGAGTGAGACGGTGTTGGTCTGGATAACGAGAACGGGCTGTTTTTGGTATCGACTATCGAGCTCGGGACGTATTTCACCTACCGCGCAACCATTCCGGTCCTTTAACGTCAATAGTTCCTTTCTCTTGGCTAAGAGTTGTTCGGCTTTCTTGATTTGATTCGGTGTCATAGTGGTCTCCTGTATCGGGCACTATCGTGCCCTTCACGGTTGTGTTCTTTACCTGATTACGCTGCATTGGCTGTGATGATTTGGCTGACCAGTGTCGTGTCCCGGTCTACTGCAGCGAACACGCTTCGGGTACGGCTAAACATCGTCTCATTAATATAGTTGTATAGGCCCCATACCGTGGTGATATCGTCTTCCGGACGGACATTGCCGGCTTTGACACCGAGTAATAGCTTCTCGACCAGCGTCTTAGGCAAGCCAAGCGACTCGACAACAGTAGTCGGTGCCTTTACCTGGATAGTGGTCAAGGTATTGGCCGTCTCGATAATAGATTCCATTCTCGCTGAGGCGTCGAAGATTGCTGCGGCAATACCCTCAAGCTGCTCCTTCCTGTTAGTAAAGTGTGGTATCCGAACAGTGGGCTCGCTGATAGCAACACCTAGCAGGCCATTGCTACACACGAGACGGTATAACCCGACGTGCAATTTCAGCGCTGCGCCTGGGAAGGTCTGGTCACGGAGCACCACCATCGGGGTGACTAAATCATTGCCGACCTTGAAAAGGTGCTCGCTGCGTAGGCGGTAAAGGTGCTTGGTGCCCTTTACCTGTTTAGTCTTATTGCTGATACTAGTCCGAGGGTAGTGGGCAATCCGGTAGTTGGGCAAAGCCACTGCTAAGTCATCGGACAATTGGCTGTGGTTGACGGCGAAGAAGTTACTCATGGGAATCTCCATATATTTGTATGGTGTTATCTGCTATTAAGCTACGTTCATAGTACTAGCATCGAAACGTTTAGACTTGGCACCGTGAATAATTAAGCCCACATTTGGCGTATCACTGAACGCTGCTGGTGCATCACTTTCTGAGGCATCGGCATACCCTGCGGCTAATAGCTCGTCGAGGGAAGCGAATATCCTGCTGTGAGGCAAAGACCAGTCTACTTGTTTATCTGCAATGCCGCCTAAGGATTGAATCAGTCTGAAGTTAGACGGAACGATACCGGCTTTATATGCCATCCGAACCAAAGAAACCATCTTAGTGTATGCGTAGAAACGGGTGTCCGGATTGGCTCGAGCTATCTCGAACCATTGGAGCAGATACTCATAAGAATAGAAGTCTCCTGAATCATGAACGCGGACTGCCTTAGCACCCCGAGTAACGGCTCGCTGTACCTCGGCCACCATTCTCGGAACGAAGTCTGCTTGTTGGGTGGCTAGAAATGCCCGAGCACGGCGAAGGACCCCATTCTTGAATGCCTGCTGGCCAACGGTAGCATAACAAAAGCTTTTACAGGCTCCCGCCATTGGGCAGTGGACAATGGGTATCAGATTGAACGATACAATGCCGTCTTTTTTCAGCTTAGTATTGCCATCACTTAGGCGATAGTCGGGCTGCTCGTTGTTAAGGTCGATGGAGTATTTGTCGAGAATGAATTGACGGGTATTATTATATATTGTCATCTCACACCTCCGTACATAATTATGGTATCATGTGGTCAAGGGAGGAGGCTCGTCCGTGAGCCTGGGGTGATTGGCCTTGACCGGGGCATATCCTAGCGGATACAATGAAGGTACTTTGGTATCTACTAGCAGCGTCCTGCTGCGTTGTATATTTACTCTTCGGCACACTGAAAGAAAAACTTGAGTACTATTTTAGTAAATTTCGCTTCGCTCATTTCCTGTCCTGCGGAGCATTGTACCCTTTACCTGATTAATCGAGACTATAGTACGTGATTTCAACAGGGTACACCATCGTACCATCTGCACTAGCGTACGGCTTCAAAGCAATTGCCCTACAGTCTGGTCTGTTCCGGCACCGGTCAATGCACGCGTCGCGTCGCTCGATAGCATAAAAGTAGGACACTTGTCGTTCAATAAAGGTGCGGCTCATAATTCATTCCTTCCAGTCATTATCTTTTCGTTTTTAGGCGGATAGTCGAGATTTATTGAGTGTGGCATGATTATCACCGGCAGCATTAAGCCAACACGTAACAACCGTCCATGTTTCATCTTGTCCCGGCACTAAAACCAGTACCAAATGTTTAGTGTTTGATATCGCTCGCCGAACTACTAATTTTGTGGCTTGGCCTTGTACAATCTCCAGTTCAACTACTTCGCCAGCGGTTATTTCCAAGGATGGGGGTACTAAGATATTTTTCTCAAGGGAACGCAATGAAGCGTGTCTGGTCATGCGCAAGGGCCGCCGTTTGCAAGTGATAGTAGCTAATTTGGGATGGGTTGCGATATTGTAACGTTGCATAATTGATACCTTTTGTTGATTAGATAATAACCGTTGTTTTTGGCTCGAGGCCCCGTTCCCTCATCTCTGCTTCGAATTCAGTTACTGAGAGTATACCGTGGTCAAGTAATACTTCCAGCTCAACCCTATTGTAACGCGATAAGTCTAGTTTGGTTATTTTGATATCCATAATCGTTCTCCCTCGCTTATTGGTTGATTAGGCGGCAACTACCCACCGGATATCGGACACTTCCTCAGCATTAACCCATCGTACGGTATGCTCGATGATGATGGCGTACGATACTTTATAATTCCGGTACGCTGGTGCATGAGTCTCGATTATGGCAACTTCCCGACCTTGATAGGAACCGAATGCTTGTATATTATTTTTCATGGTTCGCTCCATGCTGTGGTGTATCACTCTCTAGTGTTGACTCTTGTAGTTCAGGTAAGTACTGAGTCATCATGTCCTGCACCATATACTTACCTATCGGCATACCGCGAAAAAACTTAATAGGGAGCGCAAAAAATATTTTGCTTCCCTCTTTTCCTGCGGAGCGTGAAACCCTACCCCCCTAATAAGGATATGGTCTAAGCTGGCATCCTTTGTGCACCATGCAACAGATGGGCCAACCTGGACTAAGTAGTTAAAATTGGGGAGAATAGTGAAGATTAGTCAGTCTGTTTCCCCCCTC